TTACGAAGCGCTACGACCTGCGGTTTTGTCGTCCGGCGTCTCGCCGCCTTCTTCCTTCCCGGCGTTCTCGATCTTCGTCGCCAGGGTGCGCAGCAGGAGAGCCTTCTCCTGCGGGCTACGGGGCTTCTCGTCGAGCGCGTTGAGGATGACCTGCTGCTGCCACCCCTCCAGCTCGGCGAGCGGGGCCGCTTCGGTGGTTGGGGCGGCGGTGCCGCTGGCCGTGGTGCGTTCCAGCTCTTGCAGGATCGCGACCGCATCTAGGCGGCCGGTCTCGGCGAGGCGGTCGGACGGGATGCCGAGGGCCCATGCCATGTGGGCGAGCGTGGTGGGCGGGGCGATCACCTTGCTCTTGGTGTCCATCCGGAAGCCGCGCTCGATCTGACGCCAGCGGCTGCTGCCGAGTCTGATCGTCACCTTCTTTGCCGCGGACTCCGGGCTGAGTCCGGAGGCCTCTCGCACGAGGCGGATCAGTGTGGCCTCCGCCGGCGGTGGGGGTGTCGCCGGTGCTCCCATGGCCGTGCTCCTGCCCTTTCGGTATTGGACTTTCTTGGACTGTACCGGACCGCGAGTAACCCCTGCCTAGGGCTCCACACACAACCTCCACAGATGGAAGATCGCAGTACGAGGCTGAAACTCAATGTCAAAGAAAGTCACAGCTACTGATCGGTACAGGCTTGTACTGTCCGATCCAGTCACATACAGTCCTTGACATGAGAACCCCAGTGGATCCCCAGCGACTCACGCGCCGCAGGGTGGAAGCGGGCCTCAGCCAGAACGCACTGGCCCGGGCCATCGGGGTCAGCAAGCAGCTCGTGAGCGCGGTGTCCCTCGGCAAGGCCAACTTCTCCCCGGAGACGCTGTCCAAGGCCGCGGAAGTCCTCGGATGCGAGATAGCTGACCTGCTTCCCGAGAACGACGCCGAGTTCCACGCCCTCACGCAAAGGCCGGCCTCCTGATGCCGGGGCGGATATGCCGCACACCGCAGGAGGCCTTCCAGGCCGGATGGGACGAGACCTGCGACCACGACCTCGACCCCGGTAAGTGCCGCGTGTGCGGACTGACCGACACCGAGATCGCGCAGCTCGTCGTCCTGATCGGCCACCTGGCCACCCCGGCACCAGCAGGACGTGCCGCGGCCTGATGCGCACCCTCATCGACGTCGTCTGCCGCTGGATCTGCCAGACGTGCGGCCACCGCAACCCGGTCTTCCGATTCGAGTGCCGCCGCTGCCGAACTCCCCGCCCCTGAACGCACTGAGGGCCCGCCGGACGCCCCCGACGGACCCTCGGCCCACCGCCCGTTCCCTTGAGAGGAAGAGGTGGACCCGATGCAGACCAGCATCGCACACACCGACCTCGCCATTCCGAGGCCCACGTTCGCGCCGCCGTTGCACATCGCCCGCACTCAAGCCCGCCGCGTCCTGGACGAGGCCAACGCCCTCGACCTGGACACCGCCAACTCCTTCGCAATCGCCGCCGAGTTCGGCGGCGTGTGCGAGGTCCTGCGCCAGGTCCTCGCCGCGCTCGACGCCGAGGACGGCCGCGATGCCTGAGCCGCTGGACGACGAGTACCTGAAGAAGACTCAGCGGATCGTCATGGCTGCCCCGAAGGGCCCGTGGGAGGTCGTGCCGAGTGAGCACGGTCTGCCTGATCAGGTCGGTCCGATCTGCTTCCTGGAGACCTGGACCGACAGCGAGCGCCTGCCCGTCGTCGAGTTCATCTCCTTCGCCCGTGAGGCGCTGCCCCGCTACGTCGGAGAAGTCGCCCGGCTGAAGGACCTCGTGCGCCAGCTGGAGGCCGGCCAGGCCTCTGCTGCCGGGGAGGTCGAGCGCGATGGCTGCTGACAACCTCGCCTTCCCCTGGGCCCGGAGCTACGACGCCGACCAGCTCGCCGCGTTCATTGAGGACCTGTGGGGTGCCGCCTCGGGCGACGACGACCTCAAGACGCTCGACGCCATCGAGGCCGCCGTCGCCAAGCACCGTCCGCTGCGGGAGTGCCCGATCACCAAGCGCGAAGCGGAGTTCCTCACGTACATGGCTGAGGGACTCACCTACGAGCAGGTCACGATCGTGGTTGGCCGCTCACGCGACAGCGTGCGGACGACCTACTCCACGGCATTCAGCAAGCTCGGCGCGCGCTGCGGTGCCCAGGCCGTAGCCATCGCCCTCCACAACGGCTGGCTTCCCACCCTCCGTCTGCCCGACCCGCCGAAGCCTCTCGCCATGCATGGCCCACGCAACTGGCGAGCCCTCCACGCCGAGGCCGCAGCGCAGATGCGCGCACACCCCCTGTCGTTCGTAGACGTCGGCCCGTACGCCTCCCGCAACTCCGCCTCACAGGCGGCCCGCCGAGTCAACTTGGGCCTGATCCCCGAGTTCAATCCGGCCGGAGCCTTCGAGGCGCGCCCCCACCGCATCGAGCGGACCCGCTGGGGTCTGCGCATGCGCTACCTCGGCGAGCCCGCCGCCCCCACCACCCCGACCCCGGAGAGGACTGCGCCATGAGCGCCCGCACGCTCGACTTCCGCATCCACGTCGTCGCTGACGACTGGCTCGCCATGGCCACCCGGGCCCAGCTACACGACCTGGCCGAACAGTTCCCCGTCGGAGTCCGCGTCCGCCATGCCTGCGGCCGCGAGGGCACTGTGGCCCTGGACCAGCCGGAGCACGTCCCTGGCACCTTCGACGGACACCCGACGGCCGTCTGCCTGGCGGGCCCTTCCGGCACCGAACCGTGGCTGTTCGTCACCTGGGACAACGAATACGACCTTGTCTGGCGCGTATGGGTGCCCGTCTCGAAGATCAGCAAGGGCCGAGCCCCGGCCGTGAACCGGCCCGGCAACACGGCCCGGATCGGGGGCCGTCGATGAGGCATGCGGTCATCAGCGCCTCCGGAGAGCTCACCCACCACGAAGGCGAGCTGGACTGGGAGACGGTCATCGGAGTCGAGGGCAAGGCGCGCGTGCACCTGCCAGGCCTCGCCGTGGCTGGCTGGGTCAACGACGTCGGCCTGCGCTTCCCGGAGCGCTACCCGCGCAACATCCCCGGCTCGTGCGTGCTCGCCGCCCTCGGCGCGCCGATCCAGCCGTACGCCGGGCCGATCGTGTTCACCGGCTGGAACCCCGGCAACACCGCGCGCGGCCTGATCGAGATCGAGCCGCTGCCTCAGCCCGTGACCACCCTCGACATGATGCACGGCAACGTCCTGAAGGCCATCGCTGGCCAGACGCCGCGCGACTTCTCACCCAGCTGGGCCGAGCAGATGCGCGAGATCGCCGAGCACGCCCGCACCGCACCCACCCCCGGCATCACGATCCGGACGGTGACGCTGCGATGAAGACTTCGCGCCCGGCGTCAACGCCGACCACCGCCGCCGCTCTGTCCCAGGCCGCAGTGGAAGCCAAGGCAGAACAGGGGCAGACCGAAGCCGCCCCGGTGACGCTGCCTGCGCCGGGCGCGAACTCGACCCCCTGTCCGGCGTCAACGTCGTCCGACGCCCAAAGGACCGAGGAAGCGAAGACGGAGGAGGAGCGCGCCATCCGCGTTGCTCGCGCTCCCAAGATCCCGTCTGCGCCGGACAGGGCCCCTGCCCCCCGTACGTCGTTCACGTCACCCGCCACCGACGACAGGACCGGTGCTGCGGGAGCGAAGGCCGGAGAGGAGCCGCGAGTGAAGCAGGCACCTGAGACCCGACCTGCGCCGTACGGGTACCAGGCCGGGCCGGAGGCGGCTCGCACCGCTTCCGGCCCGGTCACCCCAACAGCCCGCCTGCTGCTGCCCGCCGGTGCTCCCGAGGACGCCTGGCACGCTGCACGCCAAGGCGGGGCTGGCGGAAGCGACGTCGCCGCGATCCTTGGCATGGATGGGCACGGGGGTGCCCTGCGTGTCTGGCTGGAGAAGACCGGCCAAGCACGCCCCGAGCGAGACCGGCGGCTGGAGCGATCCGCCCGGCGCGGTCACCGGCTCGAAGGGCTCGTCGCCGAGTTCTTCGCCGAGGAATCCGGCCTGACCGTTCTCGATTCGCCGGGCACTCTCCAGCACGTCGACCACCCGCACTGGATCGCCAACCCGGACCGGCTGGCCGTCGCCCCCGACGACCAAGCCGGAGACGGACTGGGAGTGCTGGAGTGCAAGACGCGTACCTGGCGCTCCGCCCGCACCGAGGGCTGGCACGGCGACGAAGCCCCGGACCGCCCCGCCATCCAGGCCCACTGGTACCTGACCGTCACGGGCTACCGGTTCGCCTACGTTGCTGGGCTCATCGATGACGACCTCGAATGGTTCCGCCTGGAGCGGGACGAAGAACTGTGCGGGCTCCTCGCTGATGCCGTCGACCGCTTCTGGCACGACCACGTGCTGCCTGGCATCCCGCCGAAGGCCGACGGCTCGCACGCCACCACTGAGCTCCTCGCCCAGCTTTGGGACGCCCGGGAGGAAGCCGCCGTCGAGGTCGACCCGGTCGAGGCGATGTTCCTGAACCAGCGCCGCCGCGAACTGAAGGAGCGGCAGTCCCGGCTGGAGACCGAGCTCACCGAGGTCGAGAACCGCATGCGGCAGCTCGCCGGGGACGCCGAGGTCGTCACCGTGGGCGGCAAGCCGGTCTTCACCTGGCGGCAGAACGGCCAGTTCGCCCACGCCCGTTTCCGCGACGAGATGCCCGAACTGGCCGCCCAGTACACCCAACTGGTCTCGGCAGTCGACGCCGACCGGCTCGCCGCAGACCAACCCGAGACCTACCGCAAGTACCGGGCGCGCGTCCTGCGTACGCCCTCGGAGGGATGACCGATGTCTGACCTGAAGGGCCGCCTGAAGGCGGCCACCGACGGAGCCGATGATCAGCAGCCCGAGCAGGCTGCGGTCACCGACCTCGCCGTCAGCGACACGGCCCTGCAATGGCTCCAGAGCCGCGCGGCCTACTTCACGGACGCGCTGCCCCGGCACGTCGACCGCGCGCACTTCATGAGCGTCGCACTGGCCGTGATGCCGAGCCTGGAGCGCTGTACGCACGCCAGCGTCCATCAGGCGTTCCTGGCCTGTGCCCGCTTCGGTCTGGAGCCGGACGGCCGACAGGCAGCGATCATCCCGTACGGCGAGACCGCGACGTTCCAGCCGATGTACCAGGGTCTGATCGAGCTGATGTACCGCCATCCGCGCGTCGACTCCGTGCATTTCGGGTGGGTGCGGGAGCGGGACCAGTGGGACTACACGCCCACCGAGCCGTCGCCGAAGGACTTCTTCCACAAGCCGCGCATCGACCTGTCCGACGAAGAGCGCGGCCCCGTGATCCTCGCCTACGCCTTCGCGTGGATCGATGGCCGCCGCTCCCAGGTCATCATCCTCAACCGGTCCCAGGCCGAGCAGATCCGGAACAAGTACTCCAAGGCGTTCAAGAAGGCCGAGAGGCAGAACACCAAGGACTCACCTTGGCACACCGACTTCGACGCCATGTGGGCCAAGTCCTGCGTGCTGCGCCTGCGGAAGGTCGTTCCGACGTCTACGGAACTCGCCGAGTTGGTCGAGATGGACGACGACCTCGACGACGGCTCGTCTGCGCCGCCGGTCATCCGAGGAACCGTCATCGCCCGCGACGACCAGTCCCACGGCGGTGAGCAGCCGCCGTCGGCCGCCGCTTGGCCGGAGACCACGCAGCCCGGATCCCGCTCGCGCGAGGGCTCCGAGGGCGGTGAGCAGGAGTGAGCGCCCCCGAAGTTGACGCAGCCATCCAGCAGCTGGCGTCGCGCGGCATCCGAGCCTTGACGGCCGACGAGTGGACCTATCAGGCAGCCCTCGACATCGTCCGCGAGAGCCGCCGACGGCAGGAAGACTCCCGCATCGTCCGCATGGCCGGCCACTGGGGTGAAGGCCTCGCCGACGACATCTCCCAGGCGACCGGCCTGGCCGCCGGGGACATCGCGGCTGTTCTGCTGTACGCGTCGTCCTGGGTCGGCGGCCTGGGCATGGTGCAGGGCCTCAGCCGGGACACCTCGATGGCCGTGCTCTCCTGCGCCGCCGACGAGCTGGACCGACGCGCGAACGGCGGTGCGACGCCGTGAACACCGCGATCCGAGACTTCAACGGGCCGCCCCGCTACTTGGCGGTCGGCCACTGCGTCGACTGCGGAAGGGCGAGCTATCTGTCTCGCCGAGACGCCAAGCGCGCCGCGAAGGGCATGTTCCCCGGCCGGCACCACCGGCCCGTCCAGTGCGGTGACCGTTGGCACCTCCAGCGGATGGGAGGTGGGTCCTGATGACCGCTCCCGCTCTCCATCTGACCGTCTACGGCACGCCAGCCCCTCAGGGCTCGAAGAACCGCAACGCGGCCGGGGCCCTGTATGAGTCGTCGGCGAAGGTGAGGCCGTGGCGTCAGGACGTGAAGACGGCCGCCCTGGACGCGCTGCTCCACGACGAGGCATGGGTCGCCCTGAGCGGCGCGGTGTGGCTGGACGTGCAGTTCAGCCTGCGCCGCCCGAAGCACCACTTCGGCACCGGGAAGAACGCCGGCCTCCTGAAGGCTTCCGCGCCCCCGTACCCGACCGGCACCCCTGACCTGGACAAGCTCGTGCGCTCCACCCAGGACGCGCTGAAGGACGCCGGGGTCCTCGCCGACGACAGCGTCGTCGCCACTCTGTCCGCCTCCAAGGTCTACGTGCTCTGGGGCGACTCCCTCCGCACCCCCGGCGCCGTCATCAAGGTCTGGCGCCTCACCGACTTCCTCAAGGAGCCCACCCCGTGACGCAGTTGAAGTTTGACGCCAAGGTCTCGGCGAGCGCTCAGGAGGCGCTGGAGTCGCATGTCCGGCCGATGTACGACGCGCCCGGCAGCCGCCGCATGGCCATCATCGAGTTCGCGCACATCGAGCGAGTCGAGCCCGCACCCGGCACCGAGAAGGAGCCGAGCGTCAAGGTCCGCATCGTCGGCCTGGAGCTGCCCAACAAGGAGCAGGAAGGCTCCGTCCGCGAGGCGCAGCGCTTCCTCCACCTCCAGCGAACCGCACGCGGAACGCTCGACGACGACGGCCAACTCGAACTCAGCGACAGCACACTGCGGTTGACCGGCGGAATGCTCGCCTACATCGAGACCGCCCGCCTGCGCGCCGGCCTCGCCCACTGGCGCGAGTACGCCCAGCGCCTGGTCCACGGACCCGAGCTGACGCTCACCGAGGTCCGGCACGAGATGCAGGCACTTGCCGAAGGTCTCACTGCGGTCCTCAACACCGCCCGCGATCACGGCGACGACGACTCCTGACACCCATCACGCGCCCATGAGGCGCCCATGACCTAACCCGCCCAGCCTGAAGGGAGGTGACCCCATGCCTCAGAAAGTCCGCGTGCCGCTGCGTGTGATCGTCGGCTCGTATAGCGACGCCACCGTGTCCGTGTACGTCAAGATTGCGGCTCTGGACCGGCGTACGACCGGCTGCGAGGCGGGGGTTGCCTACCTCTCTGGGCTGCTCGGCCTGGCGCGCTCCACCGTCGAGCGGGCCCTGACGCAGCTGATGCGTCCGGACCCGGCCGACGACGTGGTGGAGCTGACGAGCCAGCGGCGCACGCTCCCCGGCGGCGACGGTGAGACGGCGGTGCGCCGGATCCGCGCCACCGATTGGACCCGTGAGCACGGCGGTTGGGTGCCGACGCGCGCCAGCGAGTCGCTCAGCCCGCGCCAGCTGCGTTGCTATGCGTCACTCAGCTACGCCACGGCTACCGGCGTGCACATCACGCTCGCCGAGCTGGGGCGCGTTCTGCGCCACCGGTCGGGCAAGAAGGCTGGCGAGTCCCTGGACCCGCGGTCTGTGCGGCGGATCCTTCGCGGCCTCGAAGACCTGGGCTGGATCAGCGTCGAGCGGCGTGCCGGGTACCGGGGCCGTCACGTCTACACCGTGCACGACGAGCCTCTCCAGGACGTGCTGACTGCGGACTCTGGAGAGGGATCGGGTGGGGATCTTGGTGAGGGATCGCTACTAGAGGATCACCACCAGACTGACTCACCGGATGATCAACCGCCCACTGCCGTCTTGGGTATCCGCCGTAGGCGAGAGCAGGTAGTAGCGCGAGGGGCTGTGGAAAACCCTCCGCTTCCCGCCGCGTACCGCCGCCCGTACGCCGGGCCGCAGCTGAGTCTCGCTCCGCGGATCTGGCGAGTCCTCGAACCGGTGAAGAGCCTGTTGCCGGGCCTGCCGCCGTACGTGGTCCGCGCGCTGGCCCGGGAGATCGGCCGCCAGCTCGACGAGGGCCAGGAACCGCAGCGGCTTCGCAGGCGGCTGGAGTTCCGGTTCGCCACCACGGACACCATCCGCGACCCGGGCCGCTGGCTGCTCGGCGCGGCCATCGTCCGGCGCGGCTGCGGCCTGGCCGCCTGCGAGGCCGGCCGCCTCTGGCACACCGGCCAGGAGTGCGCCGCCTGCGCCCACACCCGCACTGCCACAGCCGCCCTGCGCCGACTCGAACGCGAACTCGACGAGCGCGAACGACAACTCGGCATCACTGCCCCCTACCAGCTGGCCGCCGCCCGCCCCGAGCACCCGCCCGGGAGGCACCGATGACCAACACAGACGTCCCCCGACCGGCCACACCCCAGCTGCTCGCCCTCGCTGAGGCCGCCCGGCCGGACTGGTCCCCCGAGCTCCTGCGCGACGTCCTCGCACAGGTCCGCTGCCGGGAGGACATGAGCTTCGGCCGCTTGGTCGTCGCGATCGCCCAGCTGATCGCCGACCCGGAAGCCGAACCGCCCGACCTGCTCGCAGGGGTGCCAGAGCCGTGGCGACACCGCCGCCGGCCTCCCGCACCCGACACCGCCCAACGCGGAGCCGCAGCCGTACGTGCGGCCCTGCACCACACCGATCCGACTGACACCTGAAGGGAGGCGATGGCGATGACCGCAACGGTGCACATCGGCCGTCGCACCACCCCGCACCGCCCGCACGCCAGCTTCCGCGAGCGCTGGGCCGCCTTCCAGCTCCGGCACTCCCGCCGTACGCAGGCCGCCTACTTCACCCGCCTGCACGACGCGCTGCCGCTGTCCGACCCCGACCGATACGCGCTGGAGTCCCCGGCCCTCGAGGACGCCTTCGCCCGCCTCGCCGCCGACCACCCCGAGGCGGTCACCCCCGCAGACGGGGGCCAGGCCGCGCGCGACGCCGACCGCGAGGTCCTGCTGCTCGCCGTGTGCGATCGCTGGTTCCGCGAGGCCCACGCCGGACCCGAGCACCGCTGGCCCCCGGCGACGATCGCCGCCCACCAGCAGCTCCTCAACGACGTCCGAGCCTGCTTCCACCCTGGCGGTGACGCGTGAGCACCCAGGCCCCGGAGATGAAGGCGAGCGCCAAGACGCGGCGCTCCCTCGACGAGCAGCTGCACACGCTGTTCGGGCGCGCGGTGAAGGAAGTCCGCATCACCCGCGTCACCTGGCCGGAGGGCAAGAAGTGGGTGGCCATGGTCATCGGCACCCACGGCCGCGAGATCCCCGTGTACGACGGCGGCCTCCACCACCAGGCCGCGATGGTCCTGCGGGACGCCTTCCCCGACGCCAACTGGAGCCGTGCCCAGGACTACACCGTGGCTGCTGGCGTCCTGCGCGAGCACGTCATCCGGACCCCCTCCAGCCTGCGAGGTGGCCAGCGGTGAGCCCCGACGACTACGACCGGCTCTACGCCGAGTCCCGCGACAGGCCGGCCTTCTCCAACGGAGACGAGGGCTACTCGTGGATGGCCGCGAACTGCGACCGCTGCATCCACGACAAGCCGGCCCGGCAGGGCGACGACGCGAACGGCTGCCCCCTGGTCCTCATCACACTGATGGGTCGCACCCCGGCGCAGTTCGTGGATGGTCCGCGCGACGAGAACGGCCTGTACTCCCGCTCGACGCAGTACGTCTGCACCGCGTTCCGCGGTGAGGACGACCCCGACCCGACCCCGCGCCCCATCCCTGTACCGCCCGGGCAGGGGGAGCTGCTGCCTCGTGAGCCCTTCGAGGGGCACCGCATGCTCACTCTCTCGCCGGGCCAGGCCCCTGCCATCCAGGCGGGTGGTCAGCAGTGAGCCGCCCCAACGCCCGTCCACGGGTCGACCACCAGCACGCCGCCGACCAGGCTCGGCAGATGCCCGGTCAGTGGGTTCTCGCCGGAACGTACGGCAGCAGCGCGAGCGCCCAGTCGGCGGCGCTTCAGGTCCGCACCGGTGAGAAGGCGCCCGCCTACCGGCCCGCCGGGGCCTTCGAGGGCCGCACCTTGGTCACCCAGGACGGGGCCGACCTGTGGGTCCGGTACACGCGCTCGGACTCCCGCCTGCCCAGCGACTTCGCGGCCTCCATCGCCTCCGGCCTCACCGAGGACTTCGACGCCTTCTCCCGCCGCCTCGACGAGGCCACCACCAACACCACCAGGAGGACCGGATGACCGCGCCCCTCTTCGTTCGCCGCCTGCGCACGTACTTCGCCGACGTCCAGATCCGCCACCTGCGCGCCCAGCTCGCACAAGCCCACGACATCAACCGCAGCCTGGAGCAGAGACTCGCCGACCTCCAGGCCGCCAACGAGGGCGCATACCGGGAGCTCCGGCTGGCCACCGGTGGCCCGACTCTCGACGTGGAGCAGCCGTTCGGCCTCTTCCCGGTCAAGGACGGCACCACGTGATCGCCTACGCCTTCCTCATTCTCGGCTGCGGAGGGACGGCCGTCGTCGTTTACGCGATCGCTCCCGCCGGCCGGGGACTGCACCGGTACGTCGCGCCCCGCTCAAAGCTGCGCGCTGAAGCCGCCCGAGCCGCAGGGCAGGTTGAGGAACTGGCCTGCAAGCTGGCCGCGGTGACGTCCGAGCTCGAGGCCGTCACGGTCGACCGCGACGGCTTGAGGGCGAACCTCGGCAAAGCCGAACAGCTCGTCAAGGACGCCGAAGACGAGGCCAAGCAGCTGCGCGAGACCAACCGGAGCCTGAGGGCGGCGCTGTCTAACGCCACCGCGATCCGGCCGCTGACGCCCGTGAAGGCCATCGCGCCCCCACCGAGCCCCGTGCCGTCTTCGGTGGCCGTGCCGCTGCACATGGCGCCGATCGCCCACAGCCCGGCTGCCGAGCCGAGCTGACCCAGCCCCGCGCCCGCCGCCCGGATGACACCGGCCCGGCGGCGGGCGCGGCAACATCACAGAGAAGAGAGACCCTTGTTCAAGCGCAACACCCCCACGGCCCCAGCCGCCACCCACACCCCTGCGATCAGCTTCGACAAGGTCCCCGCCGGCCTTGTCTCCCTCGCCAAGACCGCCACCGTCTCCCTGGAGAAGAACGGCCTGGCCGGGCAGCGGGCCGCGGTGTACCTCGTGGTCGACCGCTCCGGCTCGATGCGCGACTACTTCCGCGACGGCAGCGTGCAGCACCTCGCGGATCAGGCCCTCGGCCTGTCCGTGAACGTGGACGACGACGGCTGCGTGCCGCTGGTGCTGTTCGACTCGCGGCCCTATCCCCTCGTCGAGGTCAGCCTCGACCAGTACGAGGGCGTCGTCGACCAGCAGCACCAACTGCACGGCGGCGAACGCACGATGGGCGGCACGCAGTACGCGATCGCCATGCGCGCTGTCATCGAGCACTACCTGAACGCGGAGGCCGCCGACCCGGCTCCAGCTCGCGCAGGCCTCCAAGCTGCCCATCTTCTGGTCGTTCGTCGGCTACGGCCACAGTCAGGTCGGCTTCCTGAAGCAGCTGGACAAGATGGGCGGCCGCCTCGTCGACAACGCGAGCTACTTCCACGCTGGAGCCCGGCCACTGAACCTTCCCGACGCCGAGCTGTACGACGGCATCACCAAGGAATTCGGCACGTGGCTGGGAGCAGCCCGCGCGAAGGGCCTCCTCCGGTGAGGCGCCGCCCCCTGCGCGCGACCGCAGTCGTCCTCATCGCCCTGGCCTTCCTGCTGCTCGGCGGATGCAGCAGCAAGTTCTCCGAGCCCTTCAAGGACGCGCCCCGCTCCGGCAAGGACAACGGCGCTCCGGCGGACCTGATCCGCATGCCTGACGGGTTCTCCAACGCCGCCACGAAGTGCGACCACGGCAACCGGCTCTACATCGCCTACCACGGCGACTACCCGTACGCCGCGATCGCCGTCGTCCCGGCCGACCCCACCTGCTGACCAGCCCGGCGCGGGGCTGACCGGCCCCGCGCCTCCCACCCAGGAGCATCCGTTGAAGAAGAAGCCCACCCCCATCGAAGCCCGAGTGACCACGACCAGACTGATCGAGATCGTGGCCGCCGACACGGGCCGCACCACCGACGTCGTGCGCGACACCGTGATGGCCACCTTCGACGCCATCGCCCGCGCGAACGCCTCCGGTCACGACGTCGCGATCACCAACTTCGTCACCTTCGTCGCGCACCGGTTGAAGCGAGCCCAGCGCCGCAATCCGCAGACCGGCGAGATGTTCACCTCGCCTGCTCACCAGGTCGTGCGCTTCCGGGTGTCCGACCATCTAGCCGACGCCGTGCGCCGGCGCGACCGCAAGGTCACCATCCGCAAGGCCCCCAAGGGCTCCAAGAACACGGCCGCTGGTCAGTGAGCCATGGCCTACACCGGAGCAGTGCCCGACACGCGCGCCCACCGCCACGACTGGATGGAGGCGATGGCCTGCCGCAACGAGAAGCCCGAGACGTTCTCCGAGACCAAGCATGAGCACGAGGCACGCATCATCTGCGTCGTGCGCTGCCCTGTCCGCACCCAATGCCTCGCCCACGTCCAAGGCCTGGAGCGAGGCGTCTCGAAGGATCGCAGGGATGGTGTCGTCGCCGGGCTCACCGCGCACGAGCGGTGGCGCATGGACGCTACCGCGCCGGGCCACAGCACCCATCCGGCACTCGTCTTCACCGACGTACCGCCGAAGTGCGGCACGCAGAACGCGCTCCTGCGCCACCTGTGGCACGGCGACCGCGTCGACCCCGACTGCTGGAGCGCCGAAGTCCGCCGCGACCGCCTCAACCGTGCGACCACGGAAACCGGGCCAGCCGAGCCACAGCCTGAGATCGCTCCCGCACCCGAGCCGCCCGCAGATACGACCAAGAACCAGCGGGCCAAGCAGCCGCCGGCGAAGGGGGACACGCCGCACGAGCGGCGGGTCTACCGGCTGTGGGCGGCAGGGTTCAGCGATCTGCAGATCGCGCGCCGTATGGCCGTCAGCGTCCCCCAGGTCCAGCGCGTCCGCGAGCGGCTCGGTCTCCTGCCGAACCTGCACGCGGCCTCGTGACGTGGGTCTGCCCGCGCGGCGGCTGCGACGCCTACGGCTACTGCCCGTGCGCTGAAGAGCCCCCGGACGAAGCCGACCTGGAGCAGGCGGCGGTCATCGCCCAAGGCCAAGCGATCAAGGTCGGCGGTCGCGTCCGCTCGATCGACACCCTCCCGCCCCTCGACACCTACGAACCCCCGGAAGCGACCTGATGTCCACGCTGATGATGGCGGCCTTCGCCGTCGGAACGCCCGCTCTGATCGGCCTCGCCTTCGGGCTGCCTGACGCCTGGTTCTGCGGCCTGCTGGCCCTCGCCTGCGTGCTCGGTGGTGCCGACGCCGCATACCGGGAGCAGACCAACTACGCCCTCGGCCTGCTGATCTGCGCGGCGATGTTCTCCGGCGGAGCCCTGCACGCGCTCATCGCTGCCGGCCGCGACCAGCGGAGGCAGCGATGACACCCACCCAGGTGTACGTCGTCGGCGCGATCGGAGGCCTGTCCATGGCCTTCGGCCTCATCGTCTTCGTCGGCCTGGCCCTCGCCGTCCACGCCGCCGTCACCCGCCTCACCGAGATCCACGACGCCCGGCGGGAGCGCCGCCGCGCAGCCCGGGCGGCCCGCGCGGCGGCCGCCGCCGACCTCTCCACCTGCCGAGCCATCGAAGCACTCGGCACCCCCGACCACACCACGGAGTAACCCATGTCCGACCAGCTCGCCCGCACCGGCACCGCAGCCGGAGCCCTCGTCATCGGCACCACCGTCATCACCGGCTGGTGGCTGCTCGCCGCCGCCCTCACCGTCGTCGCCGTCGGCGCGATCTGCATACGCGTCGGCTTCCGCCCGGGCCGCAAGGCAGGCCAGCGATGAACAGACCCCTCACCGCCCACCGACACCGATCGGGCATCCTCCTCACCGGCGCGATCTGCCTGACACTGGCCGCAGCCTGGGCCGTCCACCACGGCGTCGAGGCCGCAGGCGACGCCACCGGCTCCCGCCTCGCCGCCGTGTGGGCGTCCACGTTCGTCCTGCTGCTCGCACAAACCCTCATGTACCACTGCGAGCGCCCCCACCGGCCCACCCCCCGCGCCCGCCGCCAACTGGACGCACTGCACGTCGCCGTGCTCCTGCCCGTCTACAACGAAGACGCTGGCTATCTGCGGCTCGGCCTGGAATCCCTCCTCGCGCAGACCCGGCGCCCCAACACGGTCCACGTCGTCGACGACGGATCCACCAGCGGCGACTACACCACCGTGCGCACCTGGTGGACGCAGGCCGCGAAGATCGCCGGGATCACCACCAGCTGGCAGCGCACCCCCAACCAGGGCAAGCGGCACGCACAGGCCGCCGCCGTCGCCGCCAGCCCCGACGCAGACATCTACGTCACCGTCGACTCGGACTCCTGCCTCGCACCGAACGCGCTCGAGGAACTCCTCCTGCCGTTCACCCGCCGCACCGTGCAGTCCGTCGCCGGGATCGTCCTCGCCACCAACCACCGGGCAAACCTCCTCACCCGCATCACCGACCTGTGGTTCGTCACCGGCCAGCTCACCGACCGGTCCGCCCTGTCCTCCATGGGCAGCGTCCTCGTCAACTCCGGTCCTCTGGCTGCCTACAGGGCCGCAGTCGTACGCGACAACCTCGACAGCTACCTCGGCGAGACGTTCCTCGGCCGGCCCGTGATGTTCTCCGACGACTCGCTGCTCACCCTGTACGCGCTGCTGCGCGGCCGGGCGGTGCAGCAGCCGACCGCGGTGGTGTTCACCGCGCTCCCGGAGCGGACCTCGCACTTCCTGCGCATGTACATGCGGTGGATGCGCGGCTCCACCATCCGCTCCGTGTGGCGCTTCCGCTACCTGCCCCTGTCCGGCTGGGCGTACTGGGCGCACCTGCTGCGCTGGTTCCAGGTCGCCCTGTCCACGGCCGTCCTCGGCTGGCTGGTCGTCGTCGAGCCGCTGGTCTACGGCCGCACCCCGCCGGCCTCGTTCCTCGTCGTGCCGTTCCTGATCGGCTGGGCGCAGGCCCTGCGGTTCCTGTCCATCGCCCGCAGCGACGACACCTTCCGAGCCCGCGTGTCTACCTGGCTGCTGATGCCGCTCGCCGTAGTCGGCTCCTGGACGGTGCTCCGCGCGATGCGCTGGTACGGCATGGCCACCTGCGCCCGCACCGGTTGGGGCACCCGCCAAAACGGCGCCGAAGTCGCCCTCGCCTCCCCGGCCGCCGTCGCGCTGCCGGACGACGACACCGAGCAGATCCCCCTGGTGAAGCTGCTCGACCCCGAGACCGAGACCACTCTCACCCTGCCCATCCCGCGCCAGCGCACCGCTGCGCCCCAACCCCAAGGAACCTCGCGATGATCGAGAACACGTCCGAGAGCATGAAGGATCCTGGGAACGCTCTGCTGTTTCTCGCTGTGTCCCTGGGACCCGGCGGTACGGATCGGGCCATCGCCGAGCAGGAACGCTCCGGGCAGGCACAGCTCGTCAACTCAGACCGCCTGCCCAGCGACATGAACGGCGCCAGCGACGCCGACTTCGAAGCCGTCGGCATCACCTTCGGCGAACCCGACCCGGCCGACCCACTGTTCCGCCCCGCCACGCTGCCCGAAGGCTGGAAACGTCAGAGGTCCGACCACGACATGTGGTCGTACGTCGCCGATGAACTGGGGCGCCGACGCGTCGCCGTCTTCTACAAGGCCGCCTTCTACGACCGCCGCGCTTTCATGCGCCTCGTCACCGTCGAGGCCTACGTGTCCGAGTGTCGGTACGAGGACCGCGAAGTCGTCACCGATGGCACATGGGCCACCCCCGCCGCGGTTGTCGAGGCGGCCCGTCGGCTCGCTCAGGCAGCGCAGGCGAGCGTCGACCAGTGGACGCAGATCGGCGAGCGCCGCGGCTCCGAATGGGCCGAGAAGAGCGCCAAGTACGTCGCCGAGTACACGGCCGAGCGCGACAGCTTCGAGGCCATCGCCTCCCGCTTCGAGAAGGCGGCCGAGGCATGACCCATCCCCCCTTCCCGAGGGCCTTCGTCGTCCAGCGCGACGAGGACGTGAGCGGCATCTCCGGCGAAGGCGTCGTCGCCGAAGGCGTCCAGTTCTCCGACGGCTGGGTGGCCACCCACTGGCTCGACCAGCCGCCCATGCACGAGCCGAAGACCGACGTCTGGCACAACAAGGGTGCCCAGCCGTTCGAACGCGTCCACGGGCACGGCGGTCGCACGCGCATCCTGTGGGCCGACGAGGTGGCCGCCGCCCGGTGCGAGCTCGTAGACACCGTCATCGGGGCGTTCGACGTCCCCGCGTCCATCCTCGGTGCCGAGGGAGAACGGGCGTACCTGCACCGGCAGATCGAACGGGCACTGCGCGATGCCGCACTTCAGGTACACACGGAGTACAAGCCGCTGATGGGTCTCGGAAGCGTCCCCCGGGCGACCGAGATCAAGGGACACCTGCCCGAACTCGCCGACGCCGTCATGCCGGTCGTCGAGCAACTGCTGAAGCAGCGCGACCGCTGGCGGGACGCCGTCGGCCGGGCCTTCGCGCTCGCCTACCGCTGGCAGGGCGCCCACGGCTCCGCGAACTTCCTCGTCCGGACCGCCGGCGTCGAACTCCGCGAGGTCCTGGACGACTCAGCCACGTGTGACGCCTATCTGGAGCCCACATCCGGCGGCATCGTCGCCGGGGGCCCATGCATCAAGCGCGGACTCCACGACGAACACGAAACGGCTGACGGCACAGAGTTCAGCCCGATCGGAGCCGCCCACCCGCCGACGGAGCCTGTCATCCCATGGACCGGGCCGGAACCAGTGTGGGCGGACGAACTCCGCGGCCGCCTGGCGAAGGAGGGGGCCGCCGCCGCTGCCGAGTGCTCCGCGCAGTACCTCAACGGCGTGGAGACGCGACTGTGCATCCGGGCAGCGCAGCACCGCGGCGACCACATCGACGAGCACGGCTTCCACTGGTCCGACACCGTGGCCATGTACCGGGTCGTCGACGGAGAGGCCCAGGACGGTCGGGCCGCGAGCAGCTGCTCGAACCCGGGAGAGGGAGGCTGTCCCGAGGGCAGTGAACCGTCCCTGGCCATCGACTTCAGCGAACTCACCGCCGCCCTGCGGGTGCTGGGCATCGACATGAGCGACGGGCCGGCGGATGTGCACGGCTGGCTGATGGCGGCGTGCCGCGAGCTGGAGAAGACGGTGGCCGCGATCGAAGGTGTGCGATCCGTCGTAGCCGATGCCCGGAAGTGGGCCCTGCCTGGCAGCCAGCTCGCTTCGTTCGTCTTTCGGATCCAGGAAGCGCTCGGCACCGACGAGGCTGTCCGGTTCTGCCCGTACTGCACCGGCGCGCCCATGTTCCCCAGCAGCGACCTTCCCGGGCACATCCGCCAGGAGCACACCCGCGTCCAGGCGGTGCTCGCCAGCGGCGGAAGCCTCGACGAGCAGCTGGCCGAGCCAGAGACGCGCTGCCGCCTCCCGCACGAGATGGAGGCCTGACCGTGCGCGAGGGACTCCAGCCCGACGCGACCAACGAGCAGCTGCGGAACCAGATGCAGTGGTTCCGCAGCGAACTCGCCGGTGCCCGCTCGACCCTCCAGCACATGAGCCGGGCCATGAGCTGGCTCGGCGGTCATGACCGGCTCGGCCTCGATCACCTCGAAGAGGCGATGCGCGAGGCCCGGGCCCGGGAGCGTGCCGTTGACCAGGCCCGGCAGTGGGCCGCGCGCGCTCGCGAAGCCGAACGCCTCCTGGAGCAGCTACGCGAAGCCGTCCCCCGGGACTGGCCCGCATGCGAGCCCGCTGTGCCCGACCGGGTGACGGCGGCGGCCGTTCACCAGGTCCTCTGGCCGCACGCCGCGCTGTGGGATGCCGTCAAGGCAGCTGCCGAGGCCCGCCAGTCCGACGGGAGGCCCTGAGCATGCCGCGCCGTATCAAGGCCGCCAGCGTCGAGCGGCTCCTCATCGACCAGGGCCACCCGTTCAGCGAGTTCGAGGCGGGCGAGTGGGACCCCGGCTTCCGCGTCGCCCAGGCCGGGCCCCGGCACGTCCACGTCTTCTACGACGGCCCCGGCGAGGCCGACCAGCTCGAGGCCCTCACGGCCGAGTTGCGCGCCGCTGGCTACCACGTCGTGCCCACGCAACAGGACCGCGGAGGCCGGCGACGCCTGGAGGTGACCCGGTCGTGAGGTTCATCGTCGTCACCTTCGAGCCCGTGCAGCAGATCGCCGCCGAGCCCGGAACCCTCGACCAGCTCACCGCCAGCCTGCGAGCGCAGCTCAGCGGCCGCCTGGAGGTGCCGGTCAGCACGGGCCAGATCGGCAGCATCTTCGACGTCCCGCTGGTCCGTGACGCGAGTCTGCCGCCCGGCTTCGTACACCTGCGGCCGCACCCGACCCGGCCGCACCCCGACGAGCAGATGGAAGAGGTGAGCGGCCGTGGGTAAGCGTCTCGTCATCGACTGCCACGAGCTGTGGGACAAGGTGATCGGCCAGCCGGACGGCCTGCATGCCGTACAGGGCTGGCTACGCCTGAACGGCATCGACCCAAGGGACGTCCCGCTGGACTCGGAGATGGTCATCGAGGACTCGGCATTCGGCATGGTCATCCGGTACACCGCCTACTTGTACGACGAGCAGGGGCGGAAGTACGTCGACCCCGACGCGCCAGAGTTCGCCGCCTCCCAGGACCGCACGGCAGTCCTCAAGGTGGCCCCCGCTCCCGAGTGGCTGAGCACGACGGGCGGTGACCGGTGAGCACCCCCACTGAAGAACTCCGTACGGCGGCCGCCCGGCTCCGCGACAACCGAAACTGTGAGGGCTTCCTCGTCGACTGCAACAGCCGTGAGCTGCTGGAGATGATCCGAGTGCTGCTGCGCGCCCGGGAGCCCCTCATCCGCTGGCTCGAGGACGCCGCGACGCTCCATCTGCCCGACAACGACTGCGGCTACTGCGACGGACAGCGCAACCCGCTGAAGCTGCCGTGTCCGGCGCTGGCGGTGGCCAGCGCCATCAACGGCGCCACCGTCCCGAGCCCGGGCGGGGACGGCCGCATCGACGACCGGCACAGCGGGAGCTTCCTGTACGAGCAGCTGAAGCGCGCGGCAGGTGAGACCAGGTGACCGCCCTCGCACCCGAGCCAGTTGCCCTTCGCGACTCGGGTGACGACTCCTTCACCCACGTCGTCTGCTGCAACCCGAACCTCGCTCTGTGCGGCTCCGACGTCACCGACGTGGACTGGGTCGGAGACGACGTCGAGGCGACCTGCGTCGTCTGCGCCGAGCTCGAAGCACTCGCCTGCACGAGGTGCGGCGAGTGACGAACCCGAACGAAGGACCCACCATGCGACCCGCCTTCACCCGCGGCTTCCGCCTCCACTACGACGGCCGGATCTACGACGGCGCGGAATTCCCCTCCGGCCGCGTGTACGTCGTCGACGATCCCGAGTACGGGCTCGCCACGGCCGCGACGTCGATGGATCACCTCCTGAAGGGCTACTACGGTGCCCGCGTCGAATGGCCCGGCGACCAGCTGGTGCCCACCGCGCTGCTGCTCGACCTCGTGGACATTGCTGCCCAGGTGGCGGGTACGACCGGGCACACCTACCTGTCGACCGGCTGCCTGCACGGCGACACGCGCCTTCCCGACGGCCGCACCGGCCACGAGTACTGCCAGTCCGAGACCGGTAAAGCGGGAGCGAAGACGCCCGCGCAGTGCAAGGTGTGCGCCGCACCCTGCCTCTGCTTCTGCCACGCAGACCCCGCCGACACGTCGCCGAACGAGGGCGCGGACCGCCGTGCCGTCGCCCATGCCGTCCTCGGCCGGCTCACCACGTACCTGGGCTACGACGTCGCCGAGCGTGCCGCCGAGCAACAGGCCAACCGGGCGCTCGCTCGCGGGGAGACGCACCTGTGAGCGCACCGCATCCCGCGGACGTGATCGCCAATCACCCGACCGTGCTGGAGGTCGCGCTCGGCTTCGCGGACGCCGACCTCCGGGACCGGCACGGCCCCGAGAACGGCGTCGAGCCCTGGTACCTCGCCCCCGGCGGACCGACCGACCACATCTACGCCGACTGCCCCGGCCTGCGCCGCTCCCTCAACGGGTCCGAACCCCAACAGGGCAGCGGCACCCTCTACCCCGACGCTGGCGACGTGTGCGGCTGGTGCTGCCGCGTCTGGCGAGCACGACGAAGCAAGGAGCAAACCGATGGACGCTGACCACCGCGTCATCACGATCGACCGCCACGAGTGGGCACTGAAGAGCCCCGCCCACCACACCGAGGTCGAGAAGACCGTCGCCGTCGCCGTCGAGGCGCGCGCCACGCAGGCCGCCCACGGCAAGCGCACCGGCGACATCCACATCACCGCCTCCGACGACGAGGTCATCGTCTCCTTCGAGGCCGAGCGACCGAAGAACCCCAAGCGCGGGAACACCGTGGCCGGACAGGAGACGACCGATGCCTGAACTGCCCTTCGACCCCACCTCGGCGATGAAGCCGTTCAACCTGAAAACGGCCACCAGCACCATCACCGCGGCGACCATCGGCTACCTACAGATCAGCCTGCGCGAGCCAGGCACCCACCCCGACATGCAGCAGGCCGCCGCCGTAATGGAAAGCATCCGACATGCGCTCGTGGCCGGTAGCCATGCGTGCAGCGAGGTGACGCGGATACGCACCGAGCTCGCCGCTCTCCGCGATGGCCACCGGCCGCAGCCGCACGCCGACCCCACGAAGCCCGGCGCACTGTGCGCCGCCTGCTCCATCCACGGCTCGATCGTCGCGTGGCCGTGCGCCACGTGGTCGGCGGCCGAGCAGATCCTGAACCACGGGAAGGCCTGAACCTTGTTCCAAGAGGACCGCCTCGTCCTGACCTTCAAGCAGTACGCGCAACAGTTCCTCGCCAGCGAAGAGCTCTTCCTCGACCTGGACGTCCGGGTGCAGCGCGAACTCTTCGGCCAGTACCTGTTCCAGTTGCGGACGAAGATCCTCGCCGACGACCTGCCGCCCGTGCAGCTCACCAGGCGCACCCGGGTCCCGTACGAGGTGCCGGCCTCGACCTGGCAGACGTGGAAGAAACGTCACGCCCGCCGCTGGTACGCCCGGCGACTCGTAGCGCGCTGGCCCGTCCGCTACGAACAGGACCCGGACGGCCGCGGCGCCGACGCGGTGTGCACCTTCGACCTCGAGCGCTACCGGATCTACCCGCAGGCCCGCGTCGAGCTGCCGTACGACCAGTTCGGCCCGGCGTACCTCGCACACGGCATCCGCAACATCCGCTGGGACCACGGGGAGGGCACCGGTGGCTGAGCAGCACCGACACTGCTGGGCACGGGTCCCCGGCGATCCGCACTGGGAAGAGTGCGGATCGCCGGGCTGTGACCAGACGAGGCACTGTCCGATCCGGGAAAGTGGCGACGCGTCGCACTGCCCGAATACCGAGGATGGGCAGCATCAGTGGCAGCCCGTGAGCTTCCGCTTCGAGACTCAGCTACTCGATGAGCGGGGCCGCGTGGAGATTCGGCAGCCCTCCATCGACGAGGGGCGTGTCTACGCGGTGTGCATGCCGTGCCGCTCGCACACGTACATCGTCACCGCCTGGGTGGGCTACTTCCTCGGCTACCCCTTCATCGAGGAAGAGGAGGCCCGGCGTGCAGACGCTTGACGCCCTGGTGGCCGACCTGGTGGACCGTTGGACCGGCGACGAGGACCACCCCGGGGACGGCGGCCCCGGCCTCATCGCGCGCCTGGACGAACTCGCCCTGCGCACCGCGCAGCCCCGCGAGATGGGCGGCCATTCCACGCCGGGGTCCCGGCCGCCGGCCTCCCTCGCCCCGGTGAACTGGTCGACGGCGATCAAGGCGCAGGGGCGGATCCTCGACATGGAGCTGCGCGGGTCGACGCACATGCAGCGCTGGGACCGGGCGTTGAAGGCGCTCCCGGCTGGGGCGGAGGCGACGGGCCGGGTCTCCGAGGTGGCGCACACGGTCGCCGTCTGGCATTCCACCGTGCGCACGGTGCTCGGTCTCCAGTCGCCGTCCCGGGAGATGCGCGGCGTGCGCTGCCTCGCCTGCGGTCAGACGACGATCCACTGCCGGCCCGACGACGACCGGCCGCGCGCCTGGTGCGCGAACCCGGAGTGCGCCGACGACGACACCGGCCGCCCGGCCCGCTACGAGGGTTCGCGCCTGTACCTGCTCACGCAGAACCGGGCGTCGTGAGCGGGCACCGCCGGTTGATCGACAACAGGTACGGGAGAGTGCGCTGTTGTCAAAGAAAGTGGGACTCATGGCTTGTGGTGAGTAGTACTTTCTCGTACAATTTTTGACATGGGGGTGAGGTTCACACCCCAGGACCCGCCCGTGGGGAGGCCGCCATGAACGCAGCGACGAACAGCAGGATCACCGTCGCCGAGTACCTCGTTCAGCGCGGCCTCCCTGCCGACTGGCGCTACGGCTCTCCGCTCGGCCGGGTCGCCGCTGAGATCTACCGGCAGACCTACCGGCGTGAGCCCGGCACGGCGTTCCGGTTCATCAACGGCCGCTTCCGCCCGGTCATGACCTACCAGCCGTCCGAGACGCACATCCTCACGGCCGCATGGGACCGGTACGGCTGCACCGCCGACCGGCTTCCCGCCCCGGCCGTCCGCACCCCCCGCCCCACGACGGCGTGGGCGGGCAGCGGCGACTCGATGCGGTGGACCCCCAGCAGGGGCGCACTCCGCAACCACCCCTAACCGTCCATCCCGACACCCGTGAGAGGGGGAGCCATGTCCGACACGCTGCTTCGCGCACTCGACCTGATCGCACCGGGTGACCTGGTCATCTACCACGGCTCCATCGAGGACCTGCACGGCCTGTGGCTGGCCGTCCCGTGCCCCTGCCCGATCTGCCACGCGCTGGACGACTTCGGCATCCCGGACATCCGCTTCGCACTCGTCGACCCCTGGCGCGAGCGGCCCGGCCCGTTCCACGTCCGCCGCCAGTCCATCACCCGCTCCATCGCCTGCACCTGACACCCAACCGCCCCGGAGGGGGGACCCAGTGAGCACCACCGACGTCAACGAAAAGTTCAGCAACGACCGCCGCGCCCTCATGCAGTCGGCAGGTGCCCGCCGCCGTCCCGACGGCACGTACGCCGCGACCGTCGGCTACGACCGGGGCGAGGTCATCGGCCGCGACGGACTCGACACCTCGCGCGGCACCGCCGCCCTCTACACGTCCACCCCGGCCTGGCACGGCCTCGGCACCGTTGTCCCCGGCGGCATCTCCGACATCGACACCGTGCTGCGCGTCGGCCAGATCGACTTCCACGTCGATAAGGTCCCCGTCCGCTACTCCTACGACGGCAGCAACCGGACGATGGACGGCCGATGGGTCACCGTCCGCTCCGACACAGGGGCCGCCCTCGGCACCGTCGGCCAGCGGTACGAGATCTTCCAGCAGCGGCAGATCTTCAACTTCCTCGAAGACCTCGCCGACCTGCACGGCGTGCTCTGGGAGTCCGCCGGAGCACTGCGCGGCGGCCGCCGGGTCTTCGTCACCATGCAGATCCCCGACACCGTCATCATCGACCGGGGCGGACTCGACGACGAGATCAAGTTGTTCATCGTCGCGATCAACAGCCACGACGCCACCTCGCAGGCCGAAGTGGTCGTCACCCCCTGGCGAGTCGTCTGCGCCAACACCGAACGCTTCGCGCTCGCCGACGCCGCCTCCCGCTGGGCGATCCGCCACACCACCAGCGGCCTGGAGAACCTCGCCGAAGCGCGCCGCACCCTCGGCCTCAGCCTCAAGTACGCCGAGGCGTTCGAGGGGGAAGAGACCGCGCTCGCCCGCACCGAGATCGCCCTGCGCGACTTCCACCAGGTGATTGCCGACCTGTGGCCCCTCGACGACGACGCCACCGACCGCACCCGCACCAGCCACGCCAAGCGGACCGACCGCCTCGACGCCATGTTCCGCACCGAGACGCAGCGCGCCGGACGCACCGCCTACGCCGCCGAGCGGACGATCACCGACTACCTCGACCACGTCGCCCCCCGACGCCCCGGCCGAACGATGACCGAGGAGATCGCCCGCGCGACCGCCCTCCTCGAAGGCACCGACGACGAACTGAAGACCAAGGCCCACAAGCGGCTCCTGCTGCTCCGCAAGGCCTGACCCCCAGACCGGCGGCCGTACTCCCCCTACCGGCCGCCACCCAGGGCCGCGCCCCGCGATTCCCCCGCCCAGCGGGGCGCGGCCCGCACAACTGAACACCGAGGTGCTGTAGCTCAGTTGGCAGAGCGCGGATCTTATAAGTCCTGAGGCCGTGGGTTCGAGTCCCACCAGCACTACTCCAACGCCGTTCCATACGACTGGAGTTGCGATGACCGACACCACGGTCACCCCGTACCCCGAGACCCCCGCCGCAGTGGCCGCCGCCGTGCTCGACGCCATCGAGCGCCAGCCCAACACGCTCAGCATGGGCGAGTGGTACCACCACCCCCAGAGTCTGGCCCTCCTGCCGTCGGCTGAGCCGGACTGCGGGACCACCATGTGCGTCGCCGGATGGGCCGCGCACGTCACCGGCTGGACCCTCGCCAACGACCACGACGCGGCCAAGGACGGCCAGACCCAGACCATCGAGTTCGTGGCCACTCAGGCGCTCGGCCTCGACGAGGACACGAACGGCTTGTTCTGGGACCCGGCCGAGGACGCCATCGCCGAACTGCGCGAGATCGCCGGACGCTGACCCACTGACCGCCCGGCGGCCGGACACGCGACCGCGCCACGGCGCACCGACTCGCTTCCCGCCGCCGGGCCCACACCGGAGAACCGATCATGCCGAAGCCCCGCCGCTCCCGAACGGTCCGCCCGCCCGCACGCGCGGCAGCCCTGCCGCGCCACGGCGGACTGGCCGTCCCGTGGATCACCGGCTGGTTCGACGGCCGGCCCTACTTCGGCGTCAACTTCCCGGTCCGCCGCATTCAGGCGATCAAGCACCGGCTGTGCCAGTTCTGCCGTCAGCCGCTGGGACGCCGCATCGGGCTGGTCGTCCGGCCTGCCGACAGCGCCGTCGGATACGTCGACGAGCCCGGCATGCACCCCGAGTGCCTGGACTACGCCGTCGCCGTCTGCCCGATGCTGAACGGCTCCATGGACCGGTACCGGACCGGCCCACCCGCCGCCGTGGCCGGGCTGCTCGCCGTGCAGGCGTCGCGCGCAGGGCAACCTGCCGAAGCGTACGAGGCCTGGTACATCACCCCGTCCGGCTACGAGATCGCCTACGGCCCCGACGGCACGGTGCTCGGCATCCGCCTCGACGTTCCGGTGCTCATGAAGCGCCCCGTGCGCGCCGCCGCGCGCCCCCGCCTCACCCGCGAGCAGGCGTTGCTTCTGCGCCAGGTCCTCGACCTCGAAGCCGTACGCGCCGTCGAATCGCTACTCGACATTCCAGGAGACACGCCCTCATGACCACCACGCCCGCCCGCACCATGTCCAAGGCCGGAGACCTGGTCCGCGCCTTCAACCACGACACCATCTCCACCGGCGACGACTGGCAGTACCCGCCGCACGCCTACGACGCGATCGGCGCCCTCGCCTACCTGGCGCGGATGCTGCCACAGGCCATCGAGCAGACCCTGCGGCCCGTGGAACGCACGCACAAGGAGGGGCGCGTCACCGTCGACGGCGGTGGTGACCCGGGCCACGCCGTCGCCCATCTGCGTCAGACCGTCGAAAACGCCGCCAAGGCTGCTGCGCTGCTGGCCGCAACCCTCGACCACGCCCACGCCGCATCCAGCCCGCTCGGCCTCGACACCCGCGGACTTCCCGGCTTTGAGGACTGACAGTGGCCGACCCCAAGCGCGTACGCGCCCAGGCCGCAGCGGAGGACTCAGCCGCCGCGAAATGGCGACGCCGGACCTTCACCGACAACCGCGACCCGTCCACCACCCGCCGGCCCCTGATGGTCGGCACCCCCGACGACCGCCGCTGCTGGTGTCTGGAGCCCCTCGGCCACGACTGGGACCGCAAGGACGACGGCGCACCCCACCCACGAGAAGAAGGACCCCGACCATGACCACCCATACACCTCCGCAGCTCCCGGCCGCCCCGGTCGACGAGCGCCCGGACGGCTTCATGGAGTTCCCCGAGCAGGCCTCCGTCCTGAGCGACACCCTCACGGCCGCCGGCGTCGAACTCGGCGCGTACGAGCGGGTCATCATCGACTGGCTGTCCCGCTGGGAGTGGGCGACGGTCGCCGTCATCGCCTCCTGGGTGGCGCGCGCCGCGACCGTCCGCGAGCCCGCCCCGCCCGTCGCGCTGCCCGGCCGGTTCGACGCCAGCCCGGCCGACGTCGACCAGCACCTGCGCCGGACCCTCGCCGAGGACACCTACCTGCGCTACCAGCAGGCCATCGGCGGCCGCGCGGTCACCGAGGCCGCTCAGGACATCACCGACGACTCGTGGAGTCGCCGGGACCGGTTCGGCCGCTACGAGCGCGAGGAGTACGAGGCCGGGATGCGGAAGGCCTCCGAGCTGGTCGATCCGGCGGAGGACGGTGGCCCGTACCCGTCGCAGCTCCAGTGCTCCCAGCACGACGGCTTCGGCCCCTGCCCGGGCGCGCCCCGCTGCACCCCGAAGGAGAACGACTGATGGCCACCGGACCCGAGCACTACCGCGAGGCCGAGCGCCTCGCCGGGATGGCGCACCACTTCACCTATGGCGACGGTGCCGATCCGGTTGCTGGCGGGGCGCTCGCCACCGAGGGGCTCTTGCACGCGACGCTCGCGCTGGCCGCCGCAACCGCCATGAGCGCGCCGGTCGACGGGGCTGAAACCGGCATGGGAACGCCTGAGTTCGCCGCCTGGTACGAGGCCGCAGGCGTGAAGCCTCGGCCGAAGGGCGGTGATCCGGAATGAGCACCGGCCCCACGCCGTCACCGCGCACCATCGCCTGCCCGCCATCCCCTGACGGCTGCGGTGCCGTAGCTGGCGCGCCGTGCACGAGCCACGGCGGCACCCGCGAGCGCCGCGACTTCCACCGGGCACGTACGGCAGCCCTGGAGGCGGCGCGGATCGCTACCGTCCCGGCGGCCAAGCTCGTCGCTGACGCCGTGAAGGACCGGACCATCGTGTCCGGCACGCGGGCCGCCGCCCTGCTCGCCGAGCACGGCTACTCGGCCGAGGCCGACCGGGTCCAGAACGAGGTGAGGGCCCGCAACGGGCTGATGTCCGCCAAGCAGGCCGTCGCCTTCCTCATCGGCAACGCGGGCGGTGAGGGCCAGTGAGCGCCGACGACGAGCTGACGCCGGAGCAGCGGGCGAAACTCGCAGAGCAACTGGATGGCTGGAAGCCAGCCAGCGCCGGACTGCTCATGTCCTTCGGCAAGTCGGTCCAGGACCGCCGCGACCACGACCACACGACGCAGCGAGAAGACTGGTACTGCCTCAACCTCGCCGCGTACATGGGGGAGCGGGTGGCAGCCGTGCTGCGGCGCCTGCTCGACACCGAGGCCGAGGTCGCCCGGCTGCGTGACGAGCTCGCCGAGGAGAAGGCGGACCGGAACCCGCGCCTGCGCTGCCTGATCGTGAAGGCCGCACCAGACCGGGACCTGTATGTCGGCTGGTCGGGCATCGCAGAGGGGCCGACCGGGGCGTGGACGCGGGCTGAGGCGCTGGCGTACGGATTCCCCCGCTCGCGCCTGGACCGCGCAGACCAGAGCGGCAGCAGCGCCCTCGGCGACTACCGGCCCGGCCTCTGGGACGACGACGGGTTCATCGCCGAACAGCGGGGGGTGCTGCCCCGGGCCCGCATCGGCGACTACGCCCAGCGATACCTGGCGGGAGACCACTCCGCCGCATTCGACCTGCTGGAGCCCTTCGAGGGCGAGACGGAGGTACGTCGGTGAGCGCCCGGGACACGCTGTTGGAGATCGTCCGGCAGTGGACATCACGGAACGGCGGCGCGCCGGAGACGCCGGAAGCGGTGGTCGAGGCCAGCGAGAGCGAGTTGCTGCGCGCGTGGGCGGCGAAAGTCCGTGAGGTCGGTGCCGCGAAGGGCTGGTCTGTGTGGGCCGCCGCCTTCATGGACCCCGACGTTCCTTTCGTCGACACCGACATGCCGTCGACCGAGACCATCGTCGCCGAGCTCCGCCGCCTCGACCGGGCAGATGCCCTCGAAAGGTTCGCCGACGAGATCAACGCGCTCGGCGACGATCACGAACTCGGGCCTGGCTGGGGAGACGCGGCCGACAGGGCACGGTCCAAGGCCGCGTCTCTGCGACGGGAGAAGGACACCAGCGGCGGCCACCAGCCGGCCGAGGGCGAGTCCACTCCCGAGGCCGGATCCCAGGACACGGGCACGACCTTCGCGAAGTGGCTCCGTGACGCGCGGATCGCGTCCGGACTCTCGCAGCAGAGGATTGCCGACGCTGTGACGGAGCAGGGCCTCAGGTTCCTCCAGACAACGATCGCGAAGATCGAGCGCGGATCCCGGCCGATGCGCCTGGACGAAGCCGTCGTGCTGACGCAGCTGTTCGGCACCACCCTCGACGCTGTGCTCAACCTGCGGGAGGGCAGCCGGATCAGCTTCGGCTCCCGCGAGGCGGCGCGCAGGGCGTCTCTGCTGGCGCACATCCGCGACCAGATCGACGCCGAGCTGAAGGGCGCGGCGCCTGCCGACGAGCCGTCGCGCGCCATCAACGAACTGTGCCGGTGGGCCGCCGATGCGCCAGCGCACGACACCGACTCCGAAGGAACGAGCCAGTGAACATGCCCGCGCCACTCACCATCGCCGCGCGCCGCGCCATGGTCGAGGAACTGCGCCGCCAGGAGCCAGGCATCAGCGCCAGAAAGATGGGTGCTCGTCTGGGGGTCGGCAAGGACACGATCCTCCGGGACATCGACGAGATCGAGACGGAGCAGCGCCAGCGCGCCGCCGAGGCCGCGGCCGCCGTGCCGGATCCCGAGCCGCCCGCGACACCGGCTGCGCCGGAGCGCGACACCCTCGTGCTCCAGCTTGACGAGCCGATGCGCCAGGCGCTCGCCGTGCTGCGGGCCCAGCTCGGCGCGCCCGACACCCCCAGACAGAACATGGCCGCCGCCCGCGCAGCAATCCAGTCCGTGGCGGACACCCTCCTGGAAGGCCGCAGCTTGTGACCGGCGCCCCGACCACCAGCCGCCCCCAACGGCTGAGCGCACGCGACCTTGAGATCGTCCTCGGGTACTCGCGTGGGCGAACGACCGCCAGCATCGCCCGGGCTCTCGGCGTTTCGGATGCCTGCGTGAAGTCCCGGACCCAGCGACTGGCCAAGCGCCTCGGCATCATGGGCGGGCAGCAGGCCGGTCTGGTCCACTACGCGTATCTGCACGGCCATCTCGTGGTCGTCCGGCAGCGGCCCCTGCACCCACTGCCGCCGCGCCTGACCGAGATCTTGGAGTGCTCCGCGCAGGGCCTCGGATGCAGGGCGACCGCAACCGCGCTCGGCATCAGCCCCGAGACCGTCCGCACCCACCGCAAGCGACTTCACCGGGCGCTCGGCGTCCACTGCACCGCCCGCGCCGTCGCCGTCGCCTGGGAGGCCGGACTCCTGGATGCCCGCAGCACCTCAGTACTAGCCACCGCGAAAGGCACCACCCCGTGAGCCGCGTCTACTTCCACAGCCCCACCCGGGAAGCCGAGCTGAAGGGCTCCGAGCGAGCCTGGATGAGCGGCCTCGTCGAAGACCTCGCCGTCGGCATGCTCGACCTCGACCACTCGACCCGGCTCGACCGGCTGCTCAGCCTCGTCGGCCCAGGCCACTACGTTGCGGAGCACGCCGCCCGCGTGGGGCCGGGAATGCCCCTCGCCACCGCGTACCGGCTCGGGTTCCTGAACGACGAGCCGCACCGCACCCCGGTCATGCAACACCGGGGACGTCGCATCGACACCTTCGAGCTGACCCTCAACACGGCACTGCTCCTCGGCAACGAGCAGGTGCGCCTTGCCGCGCGGCTGCACGGACAGTGCGAACTGCACGCCTGGGTCGACGGCCCCAACCGGGCCTGGCTCGCCGACGTCATGCAGACCGGCATCGACACCGGTATCTTCCGGCGCGGCCTGCCGTACCGAGACGACCCTGGCAGCGAAGTGAAGTGGTCGGATCAGGGCTGGGACGACGTGATCGCCCTGCTCCGCGAACGGGACGACGAACCCGTCGTCACCTCGTTCTCCATCACCGACCAGTTCCCCAACTCGGGACCCGACGGGTACGACGGCGACTGGTATGACCTGGAGGCCACCGAGCGGTGGCGCATTGGCATGGAGTGGCTCCGCCAGTCGCCCGCCAGGCTCGAACTCGCGCCCGGCCAGGAGTTGTACCGGTTTGGGCCCGGACTGAGCATCCTCGACATCTTCGCCCCGGACTGGGAAGAGCGCCTCGACCGGGCGCTGGCGCGCGAGGAGGACCGGTGACCTGCGAGTTGTCGATCTGGCCGTGGAAGTGCCCGTTCTGCGTCGGCGGGATCGAGCCCAGCGAGGACGGCCAGGGCCGCGAACGCTGCATCCACTGCTCGGGCACCGGCCTCACCGACCAGCCCTGCGGGCCCGCCGAACGAGCACCCCGGCCGCCGGGCGTGATGCGCACTCCGTGCGCCGACTGCGCCTTCCGGAAAGGCTCGCCCGAGTTGGAGGCCAACGGCGTGCAGCTGCCCGACGACGAGCCGTTCTTCTGCCACCAGGGCCTGCCCATCTCCGCGTTCGGCGCCTACACCCCGACCGCCATGTTCCGCGGTCTGCCCCTCGGAGCCATGGTGTGCGCCGGCTGGTGGGCGTTCAAGACCGGCGAGGCCCTGCCGGAGAAGCCGTACCGCGAAGTCCCCGTCACCGAGGACGAAGTGGAGAAGCGCTGGGGCCGCGCCGGGAAGAACGACCAGGAAGGAACGACACCGTGACCACACACCTGCCGGTCACCGGGTACTGCCCGCTGGGCTGCGGCGAGACCCTCCAGCGCGCCGCCGACGGCACGATCGCCTGCGCCGACGCGGGCTGTGCGCGGCCCTACGCCATCACAGCCATCTTGCTGGATCGCGAGACCGAGCACATCGTCCAGTTCGACGACGGCTTCACCATCCGGCATCCGCTGCGTGAGCGTCTCGACGACGCCCTGATGCGGTGCGAGCTGCACAGGTTCTGCGTCAGCCTGCCCGGGCCGCCCCGCGAAGGCTCCGGCCAATACCGGGCCATCCACCGTGGCCCTAAGGACTGGGTGTTCCAGCGCACCGGAGGCGAGTCGTGAACTACCGCCCATACCCCGACGTCGACCGGGCCCTCGCACAGTTGGAGCGGCACCACGCGCGCGAGCAGCAGAGCCTCTTCCTGGCCTGGGTCGACGAACACGTGCGCCCCGGTCTTGCTGAGTGGCAGAAGCGCCTCGTCACGGCCGCGGCCAAGCAGACCGGGAAGACGGCCATAACCGCGGCGATCGCCGACCAGGCGGTGAAGGCCGGCGAACACGTCCACGTCGCTACCCGTCGCGGAGTGCGATGCGCTGGGGGAGACGCCGGCTGCGGGCTGCTGCCGCTGCGGCCGGACCGGCCGCTGATCCTGGCCCGCGTGGTGCGCACCTGCCTCGCGGTCCCTTCGCAGTGGAACGCCTGGACCGTCGACGGCCAGTACCTGTACCTGCGCTACCGCTCCGGCATCGGCACCGTCGACGCCTACGACACCGAAGACAGCGAGCAGTGGACGCAGTTCCCCGACGGCCGCGTCGCCATCTTCGACACCGGCGAGACGTACGGCGGCGACATGGCCCTCACCGAGTTCTGCGAGCGCGCCGGCCTCCAGCTCGCCGACAACGCGGAGGTGACCGGCGAATGATCAAGGCACTTCTTCGGGAGTCGGCTGGTCAGGCGGTTGTCGTGCTTGGCCTGTCCGGCGAGAACATGGCGCGCCTCATGGCTGATGAGCCGATCGTGGTCCAGGTCGCCGAGCTCGGCCTGCCACCGATGAAGATCCTGCTCATGGGCGGCCGCACCGAGGAGGTCATGGCCGCACAGCTCAAAGAGAGGTTCGGGACGCCGAAGCGAGCCATCCGGCAGGAGCCGGAGCGGTGACCGCGCCGATGCCGCGGCCGCCGGGCCCGTGGCGTGCGCTGGCCCGAGACGCCATCCTCACACCGCAGGAGGCCGCCGCCCGGGACGCCGCACTGGCGGAACTCCAAGACAAAGACGTCACTGCGCCCGCCGTCCCCGCGGTTTCCGAGACACCTCCACACCAGCGGCTGACCAGCATCCAGTCGCTCGCCGACCGCGCCGGATGGAGAGTCACCTTCCTGCGGACCGCAGAGCGGGCGCGCATCGAAGCGTTCCACCCGGACGGGGCCGCCGTCATGGCCACCGCCGTGCCGGATCGCTCGGTCCACGCCTACGTCCTTCATCCGGCCGGGAACCGCACACCGCGCTGGCTGGCAACCACGCCTTCGGCCGCCGAACACTTCCTCGAGCACCTGAGACTGCCGCAGGATGCAGCCCGCCGCAGACCGGATTCCAAGTGTCGGTGCAAGAAGGACGGGCGCTATCCCACGCAGGCCTGGGCGCAGCGAGCTCTCACCAACATCCTGATCAACAAGGATCTTCGTCAGGGGCGGCGGGCCACTGAACGGCGCGTCTACCGCTGCCCCGCCGACGACCGGGTCTGGCACATCACCAGCCGCCGCGCCTGGCACCCCGACAACAGGAGCCCGCGGTGAGCGCCCCGCTGCGCCGGCCTCAGCGCAAGCTCACGGACGCCGAGCGCAAGGTCATCGCTGGCGTCCAGTCGCTGTGCATGCACCGCATGCTTCACCTCGGCCTGGTCGACCCGGTACCCAACCCCTCACCGATGAGCGAGGAACAGGGCGCGTGGGTGCGCGAGCACGTGTGGACCGAGGCCTTCCACCACATCGACCGCGGCTACGCCTGGGGCTTCTGGCGCTGGTCGATGTGCGAGCGGGGCACGTGCTGGAACTGCCTTGCCGGGCGCTGCGAGTGGTGCATGCACCGGCAGAAGGGCCGCCCCGACGTCTGCGACAACATCGACTGGGTTCACGACCACCGGGGCGACACCGTTGCCCGGCTCATCCTCCGCCCGGGCGGCGAACCCTGCGTGTGGTGGTGCCGCTGCCCTTGCTCCAAGACCGGACCGGCACCCGCCCGCCCCGAACGCCGCCGCGCCGAGCCGGAGCCCCCAGCCGCCGCCGAGCAACCAGCACCGCGCCGCACGCCGCCCCCGTCTACCGCCCCGGCCCTCTTCGACCTGGAGCTGATATCCGAGTGACCGCACCCCTTCAGGTCCGGCCCGCGACCTTCCCGCCCGTCGGCTTCAGCACGGCCCCGTCCGGCCGCGCCTGGAGCGCCTCGTGCCAGCCCTGCGGCAGCAGCGGTGTGCCGATGCTCATCGCGCGCTCATCGATCCTCGACCGCCCGGGGTGGCAGGCCTGCATGACGGCCGCCCACGCCCACATCGCCCAGCACAAGCAAGGAGGCCGACTGTGACTGACCAGACCGCCGTCGACCGCGTCCCGATCGCTCGCTCCGTCCGCTACGCCGTCCGCGGGCTGCCGGAACTCCCGTACCAGTACGGGCCCGGCACCCTTGTGCCGTCCGAGATCACCCTGACCTACAGGGCCGCCCCTGATAGCCAGCTTGGCCGTGTGCACGCCTATGTGGCCGGTCGGATCCACGTGGACGGGCACGCGATCCCGCACATCGAGCCGTACGGGCAGCACTGCGATGAGGGGCTGGGCAGCTGGCCGGAGTGGCTGGCGGAGGAGGCGCGTCTGCACGACCCGGACGCCGCGACTGTGCGGGTGCCCGCCACCGACCAGACGGCGCTATCTGCTCAGTTCGACGGCCAGAGCTGCCCCCACTGCCCCGACGGGCACCAGAGCCCGACCGGAGGTAGCCAGCCCTGGAGCGCCTGGGTGGCCGCCGAACGCGACGGTGACGGGCAGCCCGTGCAGATCACCGTGGCTCGCTCGGCAGGCGCGCACGTTGCCGAGTCCGACGCGCAGTGGGTGCGGGAGCGCTTGAATTCACCTGCCGAAGCATCAGCGCTCACCGCCAAGCTGAAGCGGGTGCGAGATCTGCACCGTGAGACGTGCATTCTGGCGCGCGGCGAGGTAGGGCGGACCGCGTTCCGATGCAGCATGTGCGAGGCGCTGGACGCGCCCGCCAACCTGGTGCTGCCCGAGCCCGCAGACCGGACGGCCGAATGGCGCGCGGCTGCCGAGTTCGTGGAGGCGATGAACGAGGGCTGTGGCAAGACAGCCTGCGATGCGTGCACCACCCGCGAGGACGTCGCCGACGCGCTACGCGACACCGGCCGCCGCCTGGCTGCCGAGTCTGCTGCCGTCGTGCCGGGTCGGGCGGACGACGAGACGCGGGGCGAAACGGACTCCGAAGACGAAGCGCTGCGCGCGAAGGTGGACGAGGCCACCGCCACGCTGCGCCGCGTCCGCGCCCTGACCAAGGACTGGAGCAGCCGAGTCCTGCCTCACTCTCAGGCGCACCGGCTGTTGACCGAGGTGCGTGACGCCCTTGCCGGACCCCGGCCCGACGCCGACGCGCCTGCCGGTGGCGGGGCGCAGCAGGAGGAGGCCGACCGTGGCTGACGCGCCCTCCGTCCTGCACGTTCTGCTCTCCGGGATCGTCGGCTCGACCGCGTACGGGCTCGACCGGCCCGGTTCCGACGTGGACCGGCTCGGCATCTTCGCCACGCCCACCGAGCAGCTGCACGGCCTCCACCAGCCCACCGAGTCGTACGTCACCACCAGCCCGGACCGGACCCTGCACGAGGCCGCGAAGTGGTGCCGACTCGCCCTCGGCGGCAACCCCACCGTCATGGAGCTCGTCTGGCTGCCTGGCGAGCTCTACGAGGTCCGCGCACCCCTGGGCAACGAGCTGATCGGCCTACGGAGCGCCTTCCTGTCGGCGAAGCGAGTTCGGGACGCCTACCTCGGCTACGCCACCCAGCAGTTCCGGCGACTGGAGACCCGCGGCGACGGCTCGTTCTCCGCCGACACCCGCAAACGCACCGCCAAGCACGCCCGGCACCTGAAACGGCTCTGCCACCAGGGCCTGGAGCTGTACACCACCGGCCGGCTCACCATCCGCGTCGAAGACCCGCAGGAATACCACGACTTCGGCGAACGGGTCGCCGCCGACTCCGCAGCCGCGCACCCGCTGCTGGCCGAGTATGAGGCCGCCTTCGACGAAAACCGCTCGGTGCTCCCCGACCGGCCCGACGAGGCCGCCGTCGAAGCATGGCTGCGCCGTGTTCGCGCCCACTTCTACGAGCCGCCGGTGGTCAAGCCGTGAGGACACCGCAGCTCGCCAGCCGCGCGTCGGACGGTGAACTGTGCTGCCACTCCCGCACGTTCGCCACCGACCCACCCTGCCCGAGCCCGGCGACCTGGCACATCGCGTGGCTTCTGGCCCCGCGCGGCAAGTTCTCCCTCGTCTGCGAGGAGCACATGGAGGGGCTCGCGAAGGTCTACGACTACGTCGCCCGCCACCCCGCCACCATCACGTGCGCCATGCCCAGCGTGGGGTGGCTGAACATGCCAGGGGAGCCGAGCCGCTGCGTCATCGTCCCGATACTCGAACCTCCTGAGAGAAGACTGCAATGACCGAACGCCCTGACCTCGTAGAGGCAGCGCTGCACACCTACCTCAGCCGCCAGCTGCTGGCGCGAGAGCTCTTCGCCCAAGATCCGATGTACCACGCGCAACTCGAATGGCTGCACCAGATGCTCACGGCGATGGACGAAGCGATGGAAGCCGAGCACGTCCCGACGAACGTCCGAGAGCGCATCGTTCACCGGACCCTGTACGGCTGCGCGCCCGAAGACGAAGAGGCCATCGCCCGGCTGGCGAGCCGCCAGCAGCTGCACCTCGAGATGGCCCACCTGGCGTCGCAGTGGCCGCCGGCGCTCCCCGTCCTGGACCCGAAGGAAGCCTAGCCATGACCGACCGCACCGCCTTGGGCGACCGGATGAAGCGGCACGAGGCCGCCTACCGGGCCGTCCTGCCGCGCCGCACCTACACCGTGCTCCGGGTCGACGGCCGCGCCTTCCACACCTACCTGCGCGGCGCCGAGAAGCCCTTCGACGAGACCTTCATGGCCGACATGGACGCCGTCGCCGAAGCCCTCTGCGCGGAGATCACCGGCAGCGACTTCGCGTACACCCAGTCCGACGAGATCAGCGTCCTCGCCACCGACTTCGCCAGCGAAGGCACCGAGCCCTGGTTCGGGGGCGTCGTCGCAAAGCAGCTCAGCGCTGCCGCCTCGCTCGCTACCGCGGTCCTCAACGAGCGCCGGCCCAGCCGCCGCGCCCTGTTCGACGCCCGCGTGTTCACCCTGTCCGACCCGGTCGAGGTCGCTAACTACTTCCTGTGGCGGCAGCGGGACGCGGTCCGCAACTCGATCAGCATGGCCGCGCAGGCGCACTTCTCCCACCGGCGGCTGGAGGGGGTGTCCACCGGCGGCATGCAGGAGCTGCTCTGGTCCGAGGTCCGCGTGAACTGGAACGACTACTCCGACGGCTGCAAGCGCGGCCGCGTCACCGTACGGCACACCGGGGAACGGCCTGTCGAGTACTTCGACAAGCGCACCCAGCAGCCCGTCTCCAGTACCGCGGTCCGGTCCTGGTGGGAAACCTCGGCACCGGCGACGTTCACCACGAAGCCGGACGGGTGGCTGGCCCAGATGATCCCCGCACTGCCGAGCCTCTCGGGAGTATGACCCCATGGACGACTTGGTGCAGTGGTTGCGCGCCCAGCTCGACGAGGACGACCGGATCGCGCGGGCGGCGGCCGAGGAACTGGAAGGGTTGGAGCTCGGCGGCGAGTGGTGGTACGACGGCCAGTATGTCGAGACGGTCCGCGAGCACACGATGGTCGCGGTGGGGTCGCAGGATTTCATGGACCCGGCGACCGGGAGACACATCGCGGAGTGGGATCCGGCTCGGGTGCTGCGCGAGATCGACGCCAAGCGGCAGCTCGTGTGCGCCTACGAGGAGGCCGTCTCCGCGTTCAACGACTCAGGCCCAGCCCTGACGTCCTACGACCGGCTGACCGGCTCCGTGAGTTCCCTGCGCCGCGCGATCGAGCTGCTCGCCCTGCCCTACGCGGACCGGCCCGGGTACCGGGAGGAGTGGCGCCCGTGATCCGGCGAGAGACGTACTGCAATGGCCGCCTCGTGAAGGAGATCGACCAGATCAACGTCGGCGGCACCGCCACCAACTTCCGGGACCACTACATCGACGGGCGGCACTGGTGGCTGCTCGACGGCCAAGACGTCACACCCGCGGAAGCCGAGGCGTTCCGCAGCACGTGGGAAGCCGAGCACTCCGGGTAGAAGACCACCATGAGCATCTCCGAGATCGGTTTCGTCCTCATCGTCGGCATCTTCGTCATGGTGCTGCTCCAGGTCATCGGCATCCTGCCGCGCTGAGCGGCACGGTCGGCGTCGCGCGCTTCCCACCACGGCCCGGGACGCCACCACGGCGTTCCCGGGCCGTCGCGCGCCACGCGGCTACTGCAAGAACTGGCGGCCTTCCGGCTGCGCCACGCCGACCGCATCGAACTTCGTGCCCGGCTTGTCGAACACCGTGAACAGCAGCATCGACACCGCGGCCGCCATCGCCAGAATCGCGACCGTCCCGAGGATCGGATCCCCTGGCCCCTCGCTCGACGCGATGGCCCACGGCCACGTGATCGCCGAGAACAGCGCGAACACACCGAAGGTGATCCAATCCGCGCGCCGGCCCCGCCGGATCCCGACGTACAGGAACGGCACCCACACCAGGATCGAGAGCGACCCCACCACGAGCACCGACCACGCGATCTTCTGGCCCCACCCAGCTTCCAGGCGTCTGCCCATCACACCCCCCAAGTTGCCGTGCTCCCAAAGGAATCTGGGAGCAGAGGCCGCCAGGGTAGACCCGGCGCGCCACACTGGCACCGCCTCTGCAAGAGGAGCCACCCGAGCGGGGAACCGAGAGCCCACAGCCCGTTGACGCGGCCTGTGGCTATCGAGAGCTCAGGACGTCGCCGGCGTAGTGCAGCTGCACGCCCGGCTCGAAGCCCTCCTGCTCGATCAGCGCATCCGAGGTGTTCACCTTGTACCGGCAGTGCACTCCGACTGCGGTCGGATGCGGAAGCTGGATCTCGCCGACGCCGTCGGTCATCGTGCCTGTATCGCCCTGATTGGGGCCGCTCATCACGTAGAAGCGCATGGCGCGCAGAATGCACCCCCGGTGGTGGGAATCGCAAACCGTAGCCGCGGAGCCTCCGGCCAACGCTGCTGTGATCCAGGGCCGTTGTCAGTGGTGCATGCCATGCTGGGCGTCAACCCCACAAGGAGGGAGGTGAGTCACATGTCGAAGAAGCAGCAGACTGCGGTCCTGATGGTCGCCGCCGTAGCGGGGCAGGTCATCCTCGGCCGCTACGCCAAGCAGCAGGCCGCCGCGATCGGCGTACCGGTCCTGGCTGTCAGCCTGATCGGTGCCGCCATCGGCGTGGTGCTCGCGTAGCAGGCGGTCGGCGTCGTGTCCCCGGCGGGACGAATGGCCACGACGCCGACCGCTCCGGAGCCCGTCGATATCCGGGTGCACCGAGCCCAGGGTTCCCGACACAATCACAACTACCACATTTCGTTCTGGAGTTGTCATGGCACCACCGCTCGACCAGCACACCGTGCAGCGGCTCGCGTACGTCCGCTTCCTCTTCCGTGAGGGGGTCGAGCAGAGCAAACAGCCCCCGCCGCTGTGCTCCAGGGCCATCACCTCGTTCCATGACGCTGTCGAGAACTACCTCGGAACAATCGTCCAGCACCTGAACATCGATGTGAACAAGGCTCCCGAGTTCATCGGCTACTGGGCCCTGATCAAGACCGAGTTCGAGCTGCCGAAGAAGGACTTGATGAGGCGTCTCAACGACGCTCGCGTGGCGCTCAAGCACAACGGCACGTTCCCGTCCGAGCACCAGATCGAGCAGGCCCACCGGACGGTAGAGGACTTCTTCATAACAGTCACGCCGAAGGTCTTCGGGGTCGACCTCGACTCCATCGACATGGTCGACCTACTGACCCAACCCGCGGTGAAGCAGTACCTCCGAGAGGCACAGACCCATGCCGACGTCGGTGACTACGCCCACGCTATGGCGGGACTCTCCCTGGCCTTTGACGCCTTGATCAACCACTACCGCCGAGACGACGGGTGGTCGACCCGGTGGTCCGCCTTCAACTTCGGAGAGCGGCTGGGCCCCCTCGATGAGCCTCGCGTGCGCATGCACGACAAAAACAGCCGCCTCCAGAAGCTCAGCGACTTCACCGAACTTGCCCAAGAGACCTTGACCGTGATCAGCCTCGGCATCGACTACGCGAACAAGGCCCGCTTTCGCATCCTTACCCCGGACGTGAACGCCTACGGCAACGGCAGCACGCGCTACACCGTCACGAAGTCCCTGGCGGAGACGACGCCCGACGACTACGACTGGGCGCGGCATTTCGTCATCGAGTCGGGAATGCGAGCTTCGAGAGCGGACGATCTCCAGACGCTGAAGCGGAACCGCTCGGAAGTGGACAGGAGCGCCACGAGGCCCCTGCGTCAGCGTGAATGGACCGGGCCGGCCGACGCGCAGAAGACAGAGACTGTGTCCGCTGGAGAGGCCGTATGACACTGGAGCTGTGAGCACAGCCCGCGGCCGGGACGGCCGACCCCTCGTCACCACCGACATGGCCGCCTACAGCCTCGGCATGCAGCCCCGCCAGTTCCGTGACTGGGCGCGCCGCCGCGCCCTGACACCGGCCGGCTCCCGACCCAACCCCGTGCGCGGCCAGGCCCTCGCCCTCTGGGACCTCGCTGACATCGCCGAGGCCGTACACCCCAAGACCCCTGCCGCCTGATCTGTCAAGGCCTGTGACCTGCAACAGCTTGACAGAAGATCAGCGCGCGTTCATTCTGTGAGACGGTGGCACCGCTGTCGCACTGGTCTCCACCCCCACTGCCACCCCACACAGCACCCTGAGCCCGGCCCTGGCGCCGGGCTCCGGCATGTCCGGGGTGATGACCGTGCAGCTCACCGAGCAGGAGATCGCCCGCCGCACCAAGCAGGCCCGCAGCGGCCGGCCCTGGCTGCGCCTCCAGGGCAAGGTCTTCGCCGAAGAGACCCACTGCTGGATCTGCCACCGCTACGTCGACCAGTCCCTGCCCGGCCGCACCCACCCCATGGCACGCACCGTCGACCACGTCCACCCGCTCTGGCTCGGCGGAGACCCGCTCGACCGGGCCAACTGCCGCCTCGCCCACCGACGGTGCAACACCATCCGGAACAACCAGCTGCGCGCCGCGCAGCGCCCCCGCCCCACCCACACCGTGCCCGCCGCAGCCCTCTGACCCCACCCCAGGGACCGCCCCGTCCTGCCCCGCCGCTCCCGGCTCACCGTCCTGACCTGCACGGATGCCGACCGGCAGACCATCCTGTGCGGGGCCGCGCAGCGCCCGGCAGGGCCGATCAAGCCCCTGACCTGCGGGAATGGCGAAGTTGATCAATGCGGCCTCAAGATCATCATTTTTTTGATCATGAGGCGGCTGACCCCGCGCCCAACTCAAAAAAATATCCCCCCGCGAAATCGGCAGGGGTTTCCCTCGGGTGGTGATCGGCGTGGAGGCACCCCCCGGACTGGGGGAGCGAGGCCGGCGGCTGTGGGGCGAATGCCTGGCGATCTGGTCTCTGACTCCGGCGCACTTGGCGCTTCTGGAGGAGGCTTGTCGGATCGCTGACCGGCTTGACCTTCTGAACACCATGTTGCGCCCTCCCTCGGGAGATGTCAACACCGATAGCCCACAATTCGCTGATATTTCGGGGTTGTTGGCGGAGTCCAGGCTGCAATCCGGTGCTCTGAAGGTGTTGTTGTCGGAGATTCGCCAAGGTCAGACGGGCTCTGGCCCGGCTGTGGAGGATCCGGCAGGGGGTGCTGGTGTCTCCGACCTCACGAAGCGGATCGCTGAGCGCCGCCGCAAGACCTCGGGTTGAGGTCCACCCGCCCTACGCGTACACGCTGGGCGAAGAGGCCTGCGACCTCGCCGCGACCGCCGGCCTCGTCGCCGACCAGTGGCAGCGCGACGCGATCGACCTGCTGCTCGCCTGCCGGGAAGACGGCAAGTGGGCGTGCTTCGAGTACGCCGAGTTGGTCGCGAGGCAGAACGGCAAGGGCTCGATCCTGGAGATCCGGGTCCTGCTCGGGTTCTTGGTGCTCGGTGAGGAAGTCATCCTCTGGTCGGCGCACGAGTACAAGACGTCGATGGAGGCATTCCGGCGCGTCCGGAGGCTGATCAAGAAGCTCGGCAAGCAGGTCGGGAACAACGAGAACCTGTACGAGATCGACGGCGTCCGCATCAAGATCTCGAACACCAACGGCGAGGAAGGCTTCGAGCGTCTCGACACCGAGGCCCGCATCAAGTTCGTCGCCAGGTCGAAGGGATCCGGCCGCGGCTTCAGTGGTGACCTGGTGATCATCGACGAAGCCTTCGCGTACACGCTGCTCCAGCAGGACGCGCTGATGCCGACGATGCGGGCCCGCCCCAACCCGCAGATCATCTACACCAGCAGCCCGCCCCTCGACGGCGACTCCGGGGACGTGCTCTACATGCTGCGCGCGCGAGCCGAAGCCGGAGGGGACGACTCGCTCGGCTACCGGGACTGGGGCGCCGCGGGCGACCTCGACCACCTGGAAGACGTAGATCTCGACGACCGGCGACTGTGGGCGGCGACCAACCCGGCCTGGGGCACCCGCGTCACCCCGGAGGCCATGGTGCGCGACCGCCGGGGCATGTCGCCGAAGGGCTTCGCGCGGGAGATCCTCGGGATCTGGCCGCGCCGCTCGCAGGGCAACATCGTCATCGACCCGCGGCTGTGGGTCACGATGGCCGACGAGCACTCCGCGCGCACGTCCGCTGGCGGCGTCGCCCTCGGCCTCGACATCAGCCCCCTGCGTGACTACGCCGCGATCTGCGTGTACGGCGTCCGCGACGACGGCCTCGGCCATGTGCAGCTCGCCGACTACCGGCCCGGCACCAAGTGGCTGATGCCCCGCCTCGTCGAACTGCGGGACGCGCTCGGCCCGATCGCGCTCGCAATGGGCCGCGGCACCCACGCCTTCCTCGACACCGACCTCAAGGCAGCCGGATTCCAGCTACCGGAGGACAAGGACAACCCAGAGGCCGGCGACCTGGCCGTGACCGGCGCGGTGGAGATGGCGGCCGCCGCCGGGCAGGTCCTCGACGGCGTGCGCGAGCAGTCCTTCCGCGTCGTGCCGAACACCCACCTCGACACCGCGGTGGCCGGGGCGAAGACCAAGCAGTCCGGGGACACGATCGCCTGGGCACCCGCCAGCTCCGACGTTGAGATCAGCCCCCTCGTCGCCATGTCCCTCGCCCGGTGGGTCTACATCAGCCGGTCTTTCCTGCTCGCCGGTCAGCAGTACGACGTCCTCGACTCCATCTTCTGACGGCCCCAGCGGCGTCTACTAGACGCTCCACCGATCCTGGAAGGCGGCCCGCATGCGCAACCCCTTCCGCGGCTGGGGCTGGACACGGGGTGGCAACGGCGCGGTGCGCGCGGCCGGGGAGAAGCGGGACCTGGGCGTCAACGACGTCTCATGGCCGGTCGACAACTTGGCTTCTCCGGCCGCGGTGTCCGAGCACGGTGCGCTGCGGCTCACTCCGGTTTTCGCGGCGGGCCGGCTGCTCGCGTCGTCGGTGTCTTCGCTGCCGATCCAGCAGTACCGGCGGATGGGCGATGCCACGACGAAGCTGGCCCTCGCCTCGCTGTTCCAGTCGCCGTCGTCGCAGGGCACGATCGACGACTGGCTGTGGCGGGCGATGCTGTCGCTGGTGTACCGGGGCAACGCCGTCGGTCTCGTGATGGAGCGGGACTGGCTGGAGTTCCCGACCCGCATTGAGTGGCTGAACCCGGCCGATGTGTTCGTGCAGGACTCGATGCCGATGGGGCAACGCGGCTCCTTCACGGATCCGGTGTGGTCGTATCGCGGGGTCGAGATCCCCTCCGAGGACATCGTGCACATCCCCTGGATGACGATGCCGGGCCGCGTGTGGGGCCTGTCGCCGATCGCCGCCTACGCCGTCACCGTGTCGACCGGTCTCGCCGCGCAGCAGTTCGTCGACGACTACTTCCGGTCCGGCGGGCAGCCGCCCGGGCACTTCCGCAACACCCAGCAAGTCGTCGAGCAGAAGGACGTCGGAATCATCAAGCGGCGGCTGGTCGCGGCGATCCGCTCACACGAACCGATCGTGTACGGCAAGGACTGGGAGTACCAGCCGATCACGGTCTCCGTGCAGGAGGCGCAGTTCTGCGAGACACAGCGGCTGTCCGCGACGCAGATCGCGGCGATCTACGGCATCCCGCCGGAGAAGATCGGCGGCGAGACCGGCGGCTCCTACACCTACAGCTCTCCCGAGCAGCGGCAGATCGAGTTCATCCAGGACGCGCTGCTGCCCTACCTGGTGAAGCTGGAGAACCACCTGTCCGCGCAGCTGCCGCGCGGCCAGTACATCAAGTTCAACGCCGACGCCCTGATCCGCGTCGACATCCTCACCCGGCACTCGGTGTACGAGAAGCAGCGCCTCATCGGCAAGAACAACCTCGACGAGATCCGTGCGCTCGAGGACGAATCGCCGCTGCCCGACGGCAAGGGCCAGGACTACACGCCGCTGCCCATCCAGGCGGGCTCCAACATCACCGTCCCGCAGATCCGCGGCCAGATGCCGCCCCAGGACCCGGGGCTTCGCCTCGTCAAGACCCCTAGGGGGAATCATGGTTGATCGTCGACAGCTGCGGGACTCGCCGGAGCGCCGCGGTATCGCCTCCGGCCAGTTCGAGCTGCGCACGCAGGGCGGGCAGCTACTGCTCACCGGCTACGCGTCCGTCTTCAACAGCCCGTACGACGTCTACGGGGGGCCGCCGATGGGCTGGACCGAGGACGTCGACCCGCACGCCTTCGACGTCACCCTCGGGGCCCGCGCCGACGCGCACCTGCTCATCAACCACGGCGGCATGCCGCTCGCCCGCACCAAGTCCGGGACGCTGAAGCTGGCCACGGACACGACCGGCCTGCACGTCGAAGCCGGCCTGGAGCCCTCGGACCCAGACGTTCAGCGGCTCATGCCGAAGATGAACCGCCGCGACATGGACGAGATGTCCTTCGGCTTCCGGGTGAAGAACGACGAGTGGAACGAGGACTACACCCAGCGTCGTTTGCTGGAGGTCTCCCTGCACAAGGGCGACGTGTCCGTCGTCAACTTCGGCGCCAACCCGGCCACCAGCGCGCAGCTCAACAGCGCTTCCGACGCCCTGGAACTGCTCGCCAAGCTTGACCCCGAAGCGGCGATGGCCGAACTCCGCTCCGACGGAGTAGACCTCGAGCGGATCATCCGCGCCCGGGACAACGTCCTCGCCCTGCAACGGCAGATGAAGCCGCAGCCGAAGGCCCCGGGACGCCTGTCCCTGGCCGAGGCCCGCGCGATCGCCGACGGCGAAGTCGAGGTGCGGCTGGCTGTGCAGATTCCCTCGCACTCCACCGCCGTCACCGACGACCCACTGGACCGGCGCGCCGCCGTGGCCGGCGGGAACCAGGTGGTGCTGCGCTACATGCACGCCTGGGTCGATCCCGACAGTGACCCCGAGGCCGCGAGCTCCTACCGATTCCCCCACCACGAGCCGCGCATCGGCTCCCCGGCGAGCCTGCCCGCCGTCCGGCACGCGCTGTCCCTGCTCCCGCAGGCCGCGATGCCCGACGAGCAGAAGGCGGCCGTCGAGCGGCACCTGCGCCGCCACCTCGAAGACGCCGACTGACTTCGGCGCACCCCCCGAGTTTCCCGTGATCAGGCACTGATCACGGTCGCTGTCGCCCGCCTGGCACTGGCGCTCGACGGCTCATCACGGCCTGGCACTGGCCGCCGTCATGAACCGCCAAGCCAGAAAGGCAGACTCGTCATGTCCGACGAGCGTTTCCGGCGGCTGGTCGCCCGACGCGAGCAGACCGCCCGCGAGCGCGAGGAGATCCTCGCCAAGCGCAAGGCCATCACCGACCTCGCCGAGGAGGAGGCCCGCGAGGACCTCCTCCCGGAAGAGGACACCGAGTTCCGCGAGCTGACCGCCCAGGTCGCCGCGAAGGACGGCGAGCTGCGTCAGCTCGACGAGCGCATCTCGGAGCTGTCCGACGAGGTCGAACGCAACCGGACCATCACCGAGGGAGCCAAGGCCGTGCAGCGGGCCAAGGCCCGCGTCACCTCGGTGCAAGAAGCCCGGGTCTACGAGAAGGGCAACGGCCGGTCCTACCTCCAGGACCTCGCCAAGGTCCAGCTCAACATGGACGGCGGCGAGGCCCGCGAGCGGCTCCAGCGCCACGCCCAGGACGTCGTCAGCGACCCCGAGTACCGCGACCTGAACCGTACCGACGGCAACGGCGGCTACTTCGTGCCGCCGCTGTGGCTGATGGATCAGTACATCGAGCTGGCACGCGCCGGCCGCGCATACGCGAACGTGGTGAACACCCAGCCGCTCCCGCCCGGCACCGACTCGATCAACATCCCGAAGGTGGCCACAGGCACCGCCGCCGGGGTCCAGACCGCAGACAACGGCGCTGTGCAGGAGACCGACGCCACGGACACGTTCATCAACGCGCCCGTCCGTACGATCGCCGGTCAGCAGGACGTCGCGATCCAGCTCCTGGACCAGAGCCCCGTCTCCTTCGACGAGGTCATCTTCCGGGACCTGGTGGCGGACTACGCCACGAAGACCGACCTCCAGGTCATCTCCGGATCCGGATCTTCCGGCCAGGTCACCGGTGTGCGTGGCACGTCCGGCATCACCACGATCACGTACACCGACGCGACGCCGACCGTCGCGAAGCTGTACTCGAAGATCGCGGACGCCGTGCAGCGGGTCCACACCCTCCGCTTCATGGCACCGACCGTGATCGTGATGCACCCCCGCCGGTGGGCGTCCCTGCTCGCCGCGTCCGACTCCAACGGCCGCCCGCTGGTCGTCCCGGAGGCAGGCAACCCGCAGAACGCGGTCGCCACCCTCGGCGTGGTCGGCTCTCAGCAGGTCGTCGGGCAGATGCACGGCCTTCCGGTCGTCACCGACCCGAGCATGCCGACCAACCTCGGCGCCGGCACCAACGAGGACGTCGTCCACGTCCTGCGCGCGAGCGACATCCTGCTGTACGAGTCGGGCATCCGCTCCCGCGTCCTGCCCGAGGTCGGCTCCGGCAACCTCACGGTCCGCCTCCAGATCTACGGCTACCTCGCCTTCACGGCCGCCCGTTACCCGGCGTCCGTAGTCGAGATCGGCGGCACCGGCCTGGTCGCGCCGAGCTTCTGAGTTCGAGCGGGGCCGGGCGCCTGCCCGGCCCCGGGGACGGAACAGCATGCACGACGAGCAGCAATTCACCCGGCACGCCCAACAGGGCTGGCAGTCGTGGGACGAATGGTCCCCAGAGCAGGACTTCTGTCGCTTCGTCGGCATGCTCCAGCGGATGCTCCAGCCCGCCACCGTCCTGGAGACAGGCGTGGGCGTCGGCCGCATCACCGGCCACCTCGACCTCACGGCGTGCGAGTACTTCGGCTTCGAGTCGAACCTCCAGTGGCGGCAGCCGCCGGCCGACCCGAACCTGCCCGGCCCCATGCACGCTCACATGAAGGCAGCGGACCTCGTCATCCTCGACAGCGACGTTGAGGTCCGTTTCGACGAGATCCGCATGTGGGCCGAGCACGGCAAGCGGGGTTCCGTGGTCGTCGTCCACGACGCCGGGAACGGACACGAGGCGTGGACCGTGCACGCGCAGATCGGGTTCGCGTGCTCACAGACCCCGCACCCGGGCCTGTTCCTTCGCAACCCGCGCGGCTCATGGATGGGGATCCACGCGTGAAGGTCATCGGGCTGCTGTCCTGGTACGAGGAGCCCGCCTCGTGGCTCGCCGAGTGCGTCGCCAGCATGGCGGGACTCTGCGACCACCTGGTGGCCGTCGACGGCCCGTACGCCCGCTTCCCCGGGGCGACCCGCAAGCCGTCGTCCGGATCCGAGCAGGCCGACACCATCGCCCGCACCGCAGCGGGCGCGGGGATCGGCTGCACCATCCACGTCGCTCGCCAGCCCTGGTGGGGCAACGAAGTCGAGAAGCGCTCCTTCATGTTCGACCTGGCCATGGTGATCGCTGAGCCGGGCGTCGACTGGCTCGTCAGGATCGACGCCGACGAGGTGTTCACTACGGTCCCGCCCGACACCCGCACGCTCCTCGCGAAGTCCGAACGCGACGTCGCCGAGGTCACCATGTGGGAGCGCGGCACCGATGACGGCCAGGACAGCCAGTTCCCGCTTCGTGTCGCCTTCCGGGCCCTGCCCGGTATCCGCGTCCAGCAGGCCCACTACGTTGTCACCGTGCCTGGCCCGGACGGCGCGACCCGGATCCTCGTCGGCAACGACAGCGTGCACCGCGCCGAGCTCGCGCTCCCTCTGTGGGATGTCCGCTTGGAGCACCGCACACGGCAGCGGCCCGCGATGCGCCGCGCCGCGAAGGACCAGTACTACGCCCAACTCCCGCAGATTGAGCAGGTGAGCGAGCTGTGAGTGACCGCAGGAACATCGACGACGACTACAAGCAGGCCATGATCCGCGAGTGGGAGTCGTACGCCGCCTCCGGCCGCACTGAGCAGGCTGGCCACGTCGCCGGCGTGCTGCTCGCCGAGTACGACTACGACGTCCACGACGACGGCCAGGAGAAGAAGGAGAAGGCGGTCGAGCCTCCGGCAGCGGAGACGACGGTCGAGTCCGCGCCGAAGGAGACGGCGGTCGAGCCGAAGCCCGACACTGTCCGCCAGGCACCAGCGGCGGCGAAGAAGACGACTGCGAAGAAGACGACCGCAGCGCCGGCCAAGGACTGACCTGCTGTGGCGTACGACCTCGGCGACGTCGTCCAGCTGACCGTCACGGTCACCGACACCGCGGGCGCGCCTGCGGACGCCGGGAGCATGGTCCTGACGATCGGACTGCCGGACGACACCACGGTCACCGTGGACCCGGTGGCCTCGACCACGCCGGGCGTGTACGTCCACGGCTACGCCACGGTGCAGGCCGGGCGTCACACGGTGCGCTGGCTGGCCACCGGCGCGAACGCCATGGCCCACACGGACGTCTTCGACGTGCGCGAGCTGCTGCCCGTCGCCATCGTCTCCCTAGCCCGCGCGAAGGCCCACCTGGAGATCCTCGCGTCGGACACGTCCGATGACGAGGAACTGCGCGGCTTCGTCAGCGGCGCCACCCTCGCCGTGGAACGCCACCTCGGCTTCATCGTCGCCCGACGCACCTTCACCGAGCGCTGCACCCCGGACCGGTACGGCGACGTCCTCCTCAGCAACGTGCCGGTCGTCTCGCTCACCACGGTGCAGACGCCCGATGCCACACAGTCCTGGGACACCGACGACCTCAGCGCCGACCCGGCCACCGGCCAGGTGACCGTGCTCGCCGGGCCCGCCCTGCGCGCTGGCGTCGACTTCACCTACCGGGCCGGGCTCGCGATCGTCCCCGAGGACTACCAGCTGGCGACGCTCATCATCATCGAGCACCTGTGGGAGACCAAGCGGGGTGCGATGGGCGTGCAGATGGGCGGCGACAACGAGCCCTGGATGCCGGGCCGCGGGTTCGCCATCCCGCGCCGCGCCCTGGAGTTGCTGGGCGCGACCCTTCCCGGAGTCGCCTGATGCCCTGGTCCTCGAGCGTCCCCGACGTGTTCGACGCGATCGTGGACGCCTTCAAGATCGCGGAGGAGTTCAACGGCGTCACCGTGTGGGACGGCCCTGAGCTGTCGAAGGCCACCCCGAAGGAAATGCTCACCGTCGGGTTCACCGGTGACGACAACGACAGTGACGTCGAGGCAACGAGCTCCCCAGAGGGTCTCGGTGGGCAGCCGGACCGTGAAACGTTCACGATCCGCTGCGCGGCCGCCGTCTTGATGGGCTCTACGGACATGCGGCCCGCGCGCCGCCGCGCTTACGAGTTGTACGCCGCGGCCGGAGCCGTCCTCGCCCGCGATCCGCGCCTGGGGGGTCTCGTACTGCGGGCCCGACTCGGGTCGCACACCTTCAAGGGGATGCAGACCGACCGGGGCGCTCAGGCACTGGTCGTCTTCGGAATCGACTGCGACTCCTTCACCCGCCGCTGACCGGCCGGCCACGCCGACGGGCGAGCGCCGCAAGGCCCCCGAGTAGGCCGCCGGCGGCAGCCAGGTTCACCGCGGCGTAGGCGAGCGCCGACACCGCGAACACCCCCACACCGGCGAGCGAATGGCCGCCGCGCGCCACGTTCTCCCAGCCCCACTCGGGGACGTCCACGAACCACCAGCGCAGTACCGACATGCCTCGGAGAGTGCCGGGCTGTCGCGCATCCGTCAACCAGAACAGGAGAGTTGGATGACCGCGCTCGTCACCAATGTCATCCCCAACGTCGGGGCGGACATCGCGCCGCTGCTCGTGGCCCCAGCGAACGGCGACACCGCTGTCTGCGGCTCGGGGATGTTCCTCTACGTCAAGAACACGAACGCCGCGGCGTGCGTGGTCACCATCGCCTGCCCCGTCATCCAGGACGGCCGCCTCACCACGTCCTCGTCGACCTTCAGCGTGCCGCTGACGACCGGCATCGGCGTCATCCCGCTGCTGCCGCTCTACGCCGACCCGACGACCGGGCGGGCGACGATCACCAGCTACTCGGTCACCTCGGGTGTGACCGTCGGGGTGGTGCGCGTCCCGTGAGCACTGTCTTCATGCGGCACCCGTCGCTGCCTCCGACGCAGGAGATCGAGGTCGACGAGCAGGCCGTGCCCCACCACGCCAACGCAGGCTGGATCGCAGTCCCCGCGGAGGAGCTCGAAGCCCGGGCCGCGGCCGCCGCGAAGGCCGCAGCCGAACGAGGCGAACAGCTGCCCGAGCCCGACACCAAGAAGCCGGCCGAGGGCAGCCCCCGCGAAGCCCTGGCCAAGCCCCAGGGCGAGGCCGCGGAGCCCCCGGCCGCGGATGACGAGTCAGCAGCACCGAAGCGCCGGCGCCGCTCGGCCGACGCCGACCCCGAGTAGCCCAGCCCGAATCGCCAAGGCTCCGCAGACGCGGGGCCTTTCGCACGTCCATGAAAGGCCAGGTCGATGGTTGCCACCCCGATCGCGGCAACGAGCCGCTACATCCCGCCGGGCACCACGCACTACTACTTCGTCGCCAGCATCGCCAACAAGAGCGCGCCGACCCGGCCCGAGCTCGACGCGGGCACCGACCTGACGGCTGAGATCGCCGAGGTGTCGGGGTTCTCCACCACCTCGGAACAGACGGAGACCCCGGACCTGGGATCCCGGTTCACCGGCAAGATCCCCGGCCGCATCACGGCCGACGACAGTTCCATCACGATGTACATGTCGTCGACGTCCAACGACGTGCGCACCCTGCTGCCTCGGGACACCGCCGGGTTCGTCGTCGCGTTCTCCGAAGGCGACGTGGCCGGCCGGAAGATGGACGTCTTCCCCGTCAAGGTGTCGGGCCAGCCCAAGAAGCGCGACATCGAGGACGCCGCGACGATCGAGATCCAGTTCACGATCACGTCCATCCCGGCTGAGAACGTCACGATCCCCTGAGGCCCCTGTGATCGGGATGAGCATGCGGACGGGCGACGATCTGAGGCGGATCTCCCGCGAGCTGAACCGCATGGACCAGCCGGAGATCAAGAAGCGGTTCCGGAAGGAACTGCGGGCCACGGCCCAGCCGTTCGTGCCGCTGGTCCGCAACTCGATCAAGTCCATCCCGTCGAAGCGCCCGTACTCCGCCGAAGGCCTCCGCGGCCAGTTGGCGCGGGCCACCCGCATCGAGGTCCGCACCGTCGGCCGGGACGCCGGCGTCGCCATCCGCGTCGACGGCCGCAAGATGCCCTCCAAGATGAAGGCCCTCCCCAAGGGCATGGAGGGCACCAAGCGCTGGCGGCACCCGGTCTTCGGCAACCGCGAGGTCTGGGTCACCCAGCAGCCGCACCCCTACTTCTTCCACGTCGTACGCCCCGCAGGTGTCGCCGGTAGGCGTGCCGCTTCCCGGGTCGTCGACTCGATCACCCGCGACATCCGCTAGGAGCACCATGGCCCTGAACGGCACCCAGATCCTCGAAGCCGACGACACCAAGATCGAGCCGGTCCCCGTCCCCGAGTGGGGCGGGGAGGTCCTCGTGCGCGGCCTGACAGGGATCGAGCGCGACGACTACGAGGCGAGCATCCAGCAGATCCGGCCCAAGCCGGACGGCACGAAGGAAGTCGTGTTCGTCCGCGGCAATGCTCGCGCCCGGCTGCTGGTGAAGTGCCTGATCGACGAGCAGGGCAACCGGCTCTTCAAGGACAGCGACGCCCCCGCGCTCGGCAAGAAGAACGGCGCCATCATCGACAAGTTGTACGACGTCGCCGCCGAACTGTCCGGCATGGGCGACGCCAACGAGGCGGAGATCGAGGGAAACTCCGAAGCCGGCCAGACCGGCGACTCCTCTTCGTCCTCGCCCGAGACCTCGGACGAACCGTCGGAGAGCTCCTCAGAAGCATCAGTTCCTACGAGCTGAGCGAGTGGAGGGCGCTCTACCGCATCGAGGCGGAAGAGCGCGAGGCGGAAGAGCGACGGGCCGCCGGCGGCCCCACCAAGTCCCGTACACCGAACCTGTAGACACCGGCCTGATCAGCCCCGGACCGCGCGCACGCGCGAGAAGGGGGCGCAGCCGTGGCCACGAGCACCATCGTCTACGCCCTCGTCGGCCGCGACCGTGCATCCGCCGTGTTCCGGCAGGTCGGCCGCAACGCGAACCGGCTGGCGTCCACCTCGTCGAAAATCGGCGCCGCCATCAAGACGGGGCTGGCGGTCGGCGCGGTCGGTGTGGTCGGACTGGGCGCCGCGAGTCTGAAGGCTGCGGGCGACTTCGAGAAGAACATGAACCGCGTCGCCGCCCTGTCGGGCGCGACCGGGAAGAACCTGGAGAAGCTCCGCAACCAGGCGAAGGACTTCGGGAAAACCACCCAGTACGGGGCCGCTCAGTCCGCGGACGCCATGGCCCAGCTCGCCACCGCGGGCCTGGACGTCAACCAGATCTACGGCTCGATGCCCTCGGTGCTGGCGCTGGCGTCGTCCGAGCAGCTCAATTTGACCCGGGCCGCGGAGATCACCACCAACGTCCTGACCGGCTACGGGATGAGCATCAAGGAGATCCCGCACGCCGTCGACGCCATGGTGAAGGCCTCCGTCAAGGCCAACACCTCGGTCGATGACCTGGGTGAGGCCTTCAAGTACAGCGGGCCGATCGCCCACCAGGCGGGCATCCAGTTCGAGGAAGCTGTCGCGGCGACCGCCCTCATGGGCAACGCGGGCATCAAGGCGTCCATGGCCGGCACCGCGCTGCGCGGAGCTATCACCCGGCTCCTGTCGCCCACCAAGAAGGTGGCGACGACGCTCACGGACCTGGGCGTCAGCGTGGCGACGTCCGACGGGAAACTGCGCCCGCTCACCTCGATCGTCGACCAGCTCGCGAAGAAGGGCGCGACGACCGGGCAGATCATGACGATCTTCGGTCAGCGGGCGGGCCCGGGCATGGCCGCGCTGATCCAGCAGGGCTCGGCCAAGCTCGCTGGGCTGACGAAGGAGTTGGAGAACTCCGGCGGCACGGCCGACAAGATCGCCAAGATCCAGATGAAGGGTCTGAAGGGCGAGGTCACCAGGCTGAAGAACGCCTGGGAAGGCCTCATGATCGAGGTCGGCGACACGGGCCTGCTCACCGGCGCCACCAAGGCCCTGTCCAAGGTCACGTTCGCCGTCCGGGATCTCGCCGGGTGGGTCAACGACGACGGCATCCCCAAGGTCAAAGCATTCGCCGGCAACGTCGCCGACATGGTGCCCGTCAACACCATCAAGCAGCGGTTCGGGCAGGCCAAGGCCATCGTCACCGACTTCTTCGCCGGCCTGTCCGGCAAGGGCACCGTCGACCTCGGCATCCCGCGCGTCGACGCCATGCCCGACGTGGTGCCGAAGTCGCAGGCCGCGGACATTGGCCGGCAGATCCGCGACGCCTTCACCGGCGGCATCCGGGGGATCGACTGGAAGAAGATCGGTGGCGCGGTCGGTCTCGGGCTCGGCAAGGCCGTCGAGACCGGCGTCAGCAACGTGGGAAAGCTGACCGTCGCCTTCGGGAAGCTGCTCGCCGGGATCGACTGGGTCGGGATCGGGATCGGCCTGGGCAAGTTCGTTCCCAGCCTCCTGTTGGGTTTCATCGTCGGCCTGCTGAATTTCGACATCGGCGGCCTACTCAAGGGACTCGCCGCTCACTGGCAGGACGCCCTCCTGGCCGTCCTGTTCGTCGCGTTCCTGCCCGCGAAGTGGGCTGGCGCGATCGGTAAAGCCCTGGGGAAGATTCCGTTCCTTGGAAAGCTTCTGAGCTGGTCCTTCGAGATCTTCACGAAGTTCTCGAAGACGCTCGTCGGCTGGGCGGGCAAGATCCTGTCGAGCTTCGGACGAGGCTTCCTCGCCGGACTGAAGATCGTTTTCCCTGGGCTGGGACGGCTCCTCACCGAGGGTCTCGGCAAGCTCGCCGTCGGCATCCTCGCTTACAGCGGCCGTCTCGTCGGCTTCGGCGAGCGCCTCATCGCGGGCCTCGGCACGGGCATCCTCAAGGGTGTCGAGGGCCTCGGCAAGTTCGCCGCGCGCGTCATCGGCCCCATCTTGAAGCCCTTCGTCCGTGCAGGATCGTGGCTCTTCTCCAAGGGCTGGGCAGTCGTCAAGGGCTTCGGCTCCGGCATCGCCACCGGCGCGAAGGCGGTCGGCGGGTTCGCCAAGACGTGGATCATCGACCCCGTCGTGGCACCGTTCAGGACGGCTGGCTCCTGGCTGTGGGCCCGGGGCGTGGCCATCGTGTCCGGCGTCAAGAACGGCATCGTCACGGGCGCGAAGGCTGTCGGATCCTTCGGCAAGACCTGGGTGATCGATCCCATTGTCGGCGTCTTCAAGACAGCCGGGTCGTGGCTCCTGGCACGCGGTGTGGCGATCGTGTCCGGTCTGAAGTCCGGCATCGTGACGGGCGCGAAGGCTGTCGGCGGCTTCGTGAAGGTCTGGGTCATCGACCCGGTCGTGGGGGTCTTCAAGGCATCCGGGTCGTGGCTGTGGGCGCGAGGCTCGGCCATCGTGTCCGGCTTCAAGAACGGCATCGTCACGGGCGCGAAGGCCATCGGATCCTTCGGTAAGACGTGGATCATCGACCCCGTCGTGGGGGCCTTCAAGACGTCCGGATCCTGGCTGTGGGCACGAGGCGCAGCGCTGGTGTCCGGCTTCAAGTCGGGGATCATCGCAGGCGCGAAGGGTATCGGCGGCTGGGCTCTGCGGAACGTCATCATGCCCAGCGTCAATGTCTTCCTCAAGGCCGGCACCTGGCTGGTGGGGAAGGGCAGTGCCCTGATCTCCGGCCTCAAGTCCGGCATCGTGTCCGGGATCAAGGGCATCGGCTCGTGGATCAAGTCGAACATCATCGACCCCGTCGTCAACGCGGTGAAAAGCTTCTTCGGCATCCACAGCCCGAGCACCGTGTTCGCCGAGATCGGCGGCCACCTGGTAGGCGGCCTCTTCAAGGGCCTTGCCACCACCAACGGAACGGACATCGCGAAGAAGGTCTTCGGCGACATGCCGTCCGCTCTGGGCTCCATCGTGAAGAAGGGCATCGTGTCCGTCGCGGGCCTGCCGGGCAAGGCCCTCAACGCGCTCGGCAGCCTCGGTGGCAAGCTCGGCGGCTTCTTCAAGGGCCTCTTCGGCGGCGGCGATGGCGGCAGCGTTGGTAAGGGCGTCCAGAGGTGGGCGCCGCTGGTGTCGCAGGTGCTGTCGATGCTCGGCGCGCCCGCCACTGCGCTGGGACCTGTGCTCAAGCGGATCAACACAGAGTCCGGCGGCAACCCGAACGCCATCAACAACTGGGACATCAACGCCAAGCGCGGCGACCCCTCGCGCGGTCTGATGCAGACGATCGGGGCGACGTTCAGCGCCTACGCCGGGCCGTTCCTCCAGCGCGGCATCTACGACCCGCTCGCGTCGATCTACGCCGGCATCAACTACGCGATGCACAGGTACGGGGCCAACTGGATCAACGTGATGACCCGGCCCGGCGGCTACGCGAAGGGCACCAAGGGCGGCTTGGCCCCGATCGGTCAAACGGCGTGGGTCGGCGAGAAGGGCGCCGAACTGATGCAGGTCACCCCGAAGGGGACCCGCATCCTGTCCCACAAGGACTCGGTGGCCTACGCCAAGACCAACGGAATCAAGGTGCCCGGGTACGCGTCGGGCACGGTCGCCAACGCGCAGGCCAGGGTCAATCAGCGCCAGGCCGAGCTGGAGCGCGCGAAGGAGCGCCACTACGGCATCCAGGCTGCGAAGACCCGGCTGGCTGCGGCCAAGCAGGAGTTGGCTAACGCCAAGCGGCGCACGACGACCGACGTCGCGAACTACATCGCCAACGGGCTGAAGAAGACGTTGACCACCGGCACGGCGGCAGCGATCAACTCGGCGATCAAGTCGCTGAACAATCGGCTGCAGAACGCCGGGGCCAACTCGATGGTCGCCGGGAACCTGAAGACGTCCGCGAAGCTCCAGGCCCTCGCCACGAGCAAGGCGTCGATCGGCGCGCAGATCGCGACGGCCAAGCAGTTCGCGGTGGACCAGGCGTCGAACATCACGGATTTCCTCGGCATCAGCGGCACGACAGCCACGTCGGTCGATGCCCTGATCCAGCAGATGAAGGACCAGCAGAAGACAGCCTCCGACTTCGCGTCGCTCACCGCGTCGCTGAAGGCGCGCGGTGCGTCGAAGGATCTGCTCACGCAGCTGGCCGCCGCCGGTCCGGGCAGCCAGCTCGCCAGCATCCTCGGCGAAGGCGACGTCTCCAACACCGTCATCACCCAGCTGAACAACCTGGTCGCAAGCGGAAACAGGCTCGCGACGAACTTCGGCCGGGCCATGGCCGACACCATGTACGACGCGGGCGCGCAGGCTGGGAAGGGCTTCCTCACCGGTCTCCAGGCACAGCAGGTGGCTCTCCAGAAGCAGATGGAGTCTCTCGCCGACGCCCTGGTCACGTCGGTGAAGAAGAAGCTGAAGATCAAGAGCCCGTCGGGGGTGTTCCGCGACCAGGTCGGCAAGATGGTCGCCCTCGGCACCGCCGCGGGGATTGACGCGCACGTCCCGCACGTCGTGGCGACCGCCCAGCGGATGGCGGACGCGGCGGCCGGGGTCTCCACACGGCCTGTGGTCATCCCGAGCCCCGCCGCAGGAGCAGCCCGGCACGCCACGGGGTCAGGCGATCAGCAGGTCGTCATCAATGCACGTGTCTTCATCGGCGACCGGGAGATCACAGACATCGTGCGGGTCGAGGCGGAGCCGGTGGCCCGGAAGGCTGCGCAGGCCGCGGTCGACAAGGCCGCTTACCGGGCGAAGGTGGGACGCCAGCCGTGACCATCTCCTACGTCGCCGCCGGCGCCCTCTCCCAAGCGACGGTCACGATCACGCCCGCCTACCCGGCCGGCGCGACGGCCGGGCGGCTCGCGATCCTCCAGGTCGTCTCCGGGCATCCCAACGACTCGATCCCCTCAACCCCGTCCGGCTGGACGCTCGTCGAGACCTTCTCCGGCGGCGGCGGAAGCTTCGGCAGCGGAACCGGGCCCCGCCGGCTCACCTGGTTCGCGCGCGTCCTCATCGGCTCCGATGCGGCACCGACCACGACCCTGCCCACCGGCACCGGCGAACTACTCGCGGGCCGCATCCACGTGCTGTCCCGCAGCGCGGGCACCGGATGGCGGTGGGCGTCCAGCAGCGGCGAGGACACCTCCAGTGGCACCGGCTTCTCGGTCGTCGGCGCAACCGCGCTGACTTGGACGACGGGCGACTTCGCGCTGATCGGCTACGCCCTGCCAGTGAGCACGGCCGCACTCAGCGCGGAGGCCATCACCGCAACCGGCATCACCTTCGGCACGGTGACCGAGCGGGCCGACGACCAGATCACCTCCGGCAACGCCGGCCGCCTCGGAGCCGCTACTGGTTCGGTCACCGCCGGCACGGGCGCGCAGGCCCCCACCCTCGCCGCCACCGCCTCGACGGCGACGACCGGCGTGGCCGGAGTTCTGCGGGTGCGCGAGGCCAGCGCGGCCCTCACCGCGACCGCGCAGAACGTGTTCCCGCCGCGGGTACTAACGTCCGTGACCGGCATGCTCGCCGAGGACATCGTCTCCGCCACCGTGTACCGGGTCCTCGGCACCGACCGTACGGCGGTCCGCGCGGCGAGTGCCGTCGACGTCACCGGCACCGACGCCCTGCTCAGGGTGGACGCCGAGCAGCCCTTCGGCGTCGCCGTGTCCTACCTGGCCGAGCTCACCGACATCAACGGTCTGACGTGGACGGTCACATCGGGCAGCATCACCAGCACCGTCACCGCAGACGTCATCAGCGACGCCGTGCAGGCTCTCGGTGCCGCGGTGAAGCTGGAGACGCCGCTGGAGAAGCAGCGCACCCGCGACGCCACCGTGTTCAACGTCGGCGGCCGGTACGTCGTCGTGGGCCGGCGCCGGTCGAAGGCGCAAGCCACCATCACGGTCCGCACGGAGACCGACGCCGACGGCGATGCTCTCGAAGCCGTCCTGGACGGGGCGACCGAAGGCGTCGTCCACGTCCGCAAGCAGACGACCCTGTCGCGCCTCGACGGCTACTTCGCGATCACCGAGGATACCGAGGCCCCCACCTGGTACGACGGCTACCGCTGGTGGACGCTCACCGCGATCGAGGTCGAGGCATGGCCGGACAGCCTGGAGGCCCGCGGCTTCACCCTCCAAGACATCGCCGACAACTACACCAGCCTCCAGGACATCGCCGACGACAACGCGACCCTGCTGATCCTCGCCCAGAGGTCGTTCTGATGCTGGACATGTCGGATGACGCGCTGGAGGTCGTGCAGCGCAGCTTCACCATGCAGATGCGCGTCGAGTCATGGCTCGGCGGCGAACTCCTGGCCGACGACGTGCCCGTCGCCGACGGCAGCGAGGAACGCGACAGCTCCCTCGCCGTCCCCGAACGGGTCACCCTCACCGTCCCCGTCAGAGACCGCGGCGTGTCCTGGGACCCCACCATCGACCCCCGCCACCCTCTCGCCGCGTACGGGCAGCAGCTGCGCATCTCCTACGGTGTCGAAGTCGCCGGAGACTTCGAGTGGATCACCCGCGGCTGGTTCCTCATCACGGAGTCCTCCGCAGACGGCGACACCGTCAACGTGGCCGCGCAGGGCCTTCTCACCCTCGTCGACGAGGCCAAGTTCGCGTCCGCGTTCCAGCCCAGCGGCACCCTGGCCAGCACGACCCGCTCCCTCGTCGAACCGGCGCTCACCGTCGAGATCGACGGCACGCTGACCGACCGGTCCATCCCAGTCGGCATGGAGTGGGACGACGACCGCCTTGGCGCTCTCAACGAGGTCCTCAACGCGTGGCCCGCCGTCGGACACGTCACCGAGGACGGCCTGCTGCTCGTCGAGCCGCCCACCGACGCGGGCGATCCCGTCCTGTCGGTGACCGACGGCGTCGGCGGGACCGTGGTGCGCTGGCAGTCCACCACCAGCCGCGACGGTGCCTTCAACGTGGTGGTCGCCCAGGGCGAGTCCGCAGCTGGCGTGCAGGTCCAGGGCGTCGCCTACGACTACGACTCCAACAACCCGTACTGGTTCGGCGGCGACTTCAATCCGCTGCCCGTCCCCTACACGTACTCCTCGCCCCTGCTGACCACCGTCGCCCAGTGCCGGGCCGCAGCCGACGCCACCCTGCAACGGCTGCGCCGCACCTCCTCGAGGAAGCTGACCATCACGATGGTGCCCCACCCCGGCCTGATGCTCGGCGACGTGATCTCCGTGACCGGCGGCGGCCTCACCAGCGCGCCCTGCGTGATCGAGGTCCTGTCCCTGCCCTACAGCCCCGATGAGATGACCCTGACCGTGAGGGTGCTGTAGCAGTGGCCGACTGGGCAGACACCCGCGTTTCTCTTGCCGGGCAGGGCGCCCTGCGTGGACGGGCCCTGACCACCGTGAGCAGCGGGGCCTGCGTGGTGAGCGTCGGCGGCATCCAGATCAACGTCCGCACGATCGTCGGCCTCACCGTCGCGGTGGGCGACACCCTGCTGATCCAGCGCACAGGGTCCGTGTACTACGCGTTCGCGGTCGCCTCGGCCGCGCCGGCGGTGCCTCCGCCGGCCCCGACCGCGCCGGACGCGGCCCCGCCGGACACCGGGGACGCCGCGCCCGCGCCGAAGCCCACCGTCACGACCGGCACCCTGACCTGTCCGCCCGTCTCCACCGCCTGCTATCGCGATGGCAGCTGGCGCTCCGACGGCGGCGCGGTGAACTCGTTCGACACCTACCAGGGCCGATACGCAGGCTCCAGCTTCGGCAGGATGACCGGCTGCGCCTTCTACGGCAGCAAGCCCCAGTCGATCTCCGGTGCCACCGTCACCCGGGCCACGATCAAAGTACGGCGACTCACGTCCGGCGACTTCGCGGCCCGCACTGCCACCCTCCGCCTGGTCTCGCAGTCCACCCGGCCCAGCGGCGCGCCCACGCTCAACGAATCCACATCCGGCCCGTCGCTCGCCGTGAACGCGACGAACACCGCCTTCGTCATCCCCAACTCGTGGGCTCAGGCCATGGTCAACGGCACCCGCGGAGGTCTCGCCATCTCCATCAGCAGTGACAACCCATACATCCGTCTCGCCGGGCGCAGCTCATGGAGCGTCGCCTGGACCATGACCATCTCCTGGAGGCGAGGGTGAGCGACGAGACGTCGAAGGGCATCACCTACCCCGAGTCGACCGACCACACCCGCATGTGGGAGCACTTGCAGACCCTGGCAACCGACGTGGACGCCTTGCTCCTGGGGACGCCCGACGTGCAGGTCTTCACCGCCTCCGGCACCTGGACCAAACCGGCCGGGGCACTGTGGACGGTGGTCGAGGTCGTCGGGGGAGGCGGCGGCTCCGGCGGTGTGGGCACCACCACCGCAGGCCAGGGCTCATGCTCGGGCGGCGGGGGAGGCGGCGAATACGCCAAGGGTACCTACGCCGCGTCCGCGCTCAGCGCCAGCGTCGCCGTCACTGTTGGCGCGGCCGGGGCCGCCGGAGCGACTACCCCCGCAGCCGGAGGCACGGGAGGCACATCCTCCTTCGGTTCGACGATCACCGCGGTCGGCGGCACCGGCGGTGCGGCCTGCGTCGGATCGTCCGGCAACCTCTTCGCTGGCGGCGGCGACGGAGGCACCGGAGGTACCGGCGGCGAAATGCGCATGCAGGGAGGCGCTGGGGGCACCGGCCTGGTCCTCTCCGGCCTCGCCGTGAAAACCAACTACGGGGGCGCGAGCCATCACTCGGGGTCAGCCCGCGCCAACCCGGGCACCTCGGGTGCCCAGGCCGGCACGGTTGGCTACGCGTACGGCGGCGGCGCTTCCGGATCCTCGAACGGCGCTTCCACCTCGGCGAGCGCGGGTGTGGCCGGGGCCGCAGGCGTCGTCATCGTCACCACCTACAAGGCCTGACGTGAGCGTGCCGACGATCGGGATCATCGTCGAGCAGAGGGACGCGTCCGTCATCGAGCAGTGGGACCTCACCGCCGGCGTCTACCGCCGCTACGACTGCGGCGTCCTGGTGGAAGAGCGCCCCTTCACCGAGGCAGAGCTCGCGTCCGTCGCAGAGCAGACCGCCGACGCTGTACGCCAGTCCAACACGGTGGCCCTGCTGGCCCGGGCGCGCACCGCGTTCACCACCAACGCCGCCTATCTGGCGAAGGTGACGGCCGGCGCGGCCACGAACGCCGACCACATCGCCCAGGTGCCGGCCCTCACACGGCAGATGCAGGGCGTCATCCGGCTCATCGTCGGCTCCGACCTCCTCGACGCCACCGACGACACAACCACGCAGGCCAGCGCATCCATCCAGACCCGAGTCGGAGGCTGACATGCCCAACCTCACCATCGGCCGCACGGTCATCTACCGGCTATCCGAGGACGACGCCCGGCAGATCACCCAGGACCGCATCCACAACGGCGTGTACGGCAACGCCGCCAGTGAAGGCGACTGCTACCCGGCCGTCGTCGTCCGCACCTTCCCCGAAAACCCGGACGACGTCTGCAACCTGAAGGTCCTCTTGGACGGCCCGGACACCTTCTGGGCCACCTCCCGCCACGAAGGCGACACGCCTGGCACCTGGGCGTGGCCGGGGCGCGTGTGATGGCCCGCCACGACCCTACGGACGTCGCCCTGACGGCGCAGACCCAGTGCAGCGGGGCCACCGAAGACTCCACCCAGACCACGAGCTGACCAGCCCCCGCAGAGAGGACACCCGATGGCCGTCCGAGCGAAGTTCCGCTGCACCTTCGAAACCCACAAGAAGTGGGGGCCGGACGACTCGCACGCCACGCGCTCCTACGAGTTCATGGCCCAGTACGACCCGGAAACGCCCGAGGACCAGCGGTACGCCAAGGCCACCCCGTCCGGCTCGTTGCAGATCCAGGTCGACAACCCGGCCGTCGTCTTCGAGCCCGGCAAGGCCTACTACCTCGACTTCACCGAGGCCGACTGATGGCCCGCCACGACCCCGTCGACCTCGCCCGAACCGCGTACGCGGCGTACGGCGAGGCCACCGGCGGTCTCAACTACCGGGGCCTGCCCATGCCGGCCTGGGAGGACCTCGGCGACACCATCCAGCAGGCGTGGATCGCCGCCGTGATCGCCGTCGCCCGGGACGTCACGGCCCCACCCCGATCGGAGGGAACCTCGTGAGCTCAGGCCCGCAGACCTATCCCGGCGCCAGTACGGCCTACTGGTACGGCTCGAAGTACGCGGGTTCGGCGATGGAGGTCAACGTCGTCGTCCTGCACACCACAGAGGGCCGGACGCTCCCGGACTACGGCGGCGGCGCGGTCGCACCCACGCTGACGGCGGTTCCGGACTTCGCCGCGCGCCGGCTGCGCTGGTACCAGCACTTCCCCATCGACACCTCAGCCCGCGCCCTGGTGAATCTGCCGGGCGGCGTCGAGACGAACACCCTGAACGTCTGCCAGGTCGAGATGGTCGGCACCTGCGACCCGGATACCCACGCCCAGTGGACGCGGGCCGGTCTGGCTCACATCTACTGGCCGGAGGCTCCCGACTGGGCCCTCGCCGGGGTCGCAGAGTTCCTGCGGTGGATGCACGTCGAGCACGGCGTGCCGCTCACCGGACCGTCGTCGTGGCCCGCGTACCCGTCGTCGTACGGAGCGACGTCCGCCCGCATGACCTACGCGGAATGGACCGCTTTCGAGGGCGTGTGCGGGCACATGCACGTCCCGGAGAACGTCCACGGCGACCCGGGCGCCATCCACTTCGACCGCCTCATCGCCCTCGCCAAGGGTGACCCTCCCACCCAACCAGCTCCCCCGAAGGAGGAGGACGTGCCCAGTGTCCTCAATAAGCCGAACAGCATCGACACCCTCCTGAAGAGCGGACGTTGGGTCGAGCTCGCCTTCCAGACCGACGGGGTCATCCTCACTGGGCCGGTCGTCCACCAGACGATGGTGCACCTGCTGCTCGACGCACCGGACGGCACGCGCGTCGAGGGCCAGTTCTTCCTCACAGACAGTGCGGGCGACACCTCCGACTACCTGCCCTCCGACGAGGCGGGCCCGGAGGGCTGCCAGTTCCACGCCAACGGGCAAGTGCTGGCAGGGCGGCAACTGCACTTCAAGGTGCGCGCCACCAGCCCCGACGGCAGCGACGTCCGGCTCCTGCACCGGGTCGCCTCCGGCCTGTACTGGGCCGTCTGATACCCCCACCCGCACAGAATCGAGACCCTCATGACCGTGAACCTCGACGCCGCGTACTGGATCGGCCTCGTCATCTCCATCGTTCTGCCCGTCCTCGTCGGACTGGTCACCACCAGAGTCACGCACGCCGGCGTCAAGGCCGTCCTGCTGCTCGCCCTGTCCACCGCGAACGGGTTCCTCGTCGAGTACGCGGGCCCGCACGACTCCGGCTACAGCGTGGGTACCGCTGCGGTCCTCGCCCTCGTGACCTTCGGCACCGGAGTGCTCAGCCACTTCGGATTCTGGAAGCCCGTGGGTGTCGCCGGTCGGGCCCAAGACTCGTTCGTGAAGGCAGCCTGATCCTGCCCCATGTGCGCTGCGGGGAGGTGGTGGCGTGGACGCGGCCATGGTGACGGCGATCGGAGCGCTGATCGCGGGGCCCGTGGCCGCGGCGGCCGCCATGTACGGCAACCGCGGCGCGAACAGGGCGGCCAGGGAGGCCAGCGCGGTGACCATGTACGACAGCCTGACGCAGCGGCTCGTCGCGGAGCGGGACAAGGCGGAGGCGGATCAGGCCAAGGCGGAGGCCCGCGTCGACGTCCTCGAGCTGGAGGTCGCACGTCTGCGGCTGCTGGTGACGCAGCTCGGGGGGACGCCATGACGCGGACGCAGAGCGCCCTGTATCGGGCGCGACATGTGCTGTGGACGCTCGGAGTGCTGCTGTTCTGTGGTGGTGCAGCGGCGGTGGTGTGGCTGCTCCTCGACCGCGACGAGATGGCCAGCCAGCTCGAGCAGGAGGCGAACCTCCGGGGGACGGCGGTGTCAACGCTGGCGGGGGATGTGCGCGCTCTGCGGGCGCAGGTGGAGGCGCAGGGTGCTACGCCGGTGGCTCCGGATCCGGCGAAGGCGGTGCAGGATTTGCCAGCACGGGCGGAGGTGCCGGTCCCGATCCCGGGGCCGCCCGGGCCGTCGGGTTCTCCGGGGGCGTCAGGCGAGCCTGGGAAGGCGGGTGCGAGTGGCCAGCCGGGGGCGGCCGGCGCGGTCGGCCCCACTGGCCCGGTCGGCCCCACTGGCCCGGTCGGCCCCGCTGGCCCGGTTGGGCCCTCGGGCCCTCAGGGCGAGCCGGGCCCGGCTGGTGCGGATGGCCAGGACGGGAACGACGGACAGACCTGCCCGGACGGCTACACCCTCCAAGCCCCTACCTATGACCCGGATGCCTTGGTCTGCCGGAAGGACGACGCGCCTCAGCCCAGCGACTCCCCCTCCGCACCACAGGCTCTCGGCCTCGACCCACAACGCCGCGAGTACGCCTGAATGCTCGAACAGCCCCCGCCGCCTCCGGGCGGTGGGGGCTTTCGTCATGTCCGGGATCTTGCGCCTTTCGGTCACCGCGGCGCATTGTGGTCCTCCGCCGTCTCACCGGAGCCCTCCCGATCCGGCTCTCCCGGGGACGGCGGCATGGCCCCCTTCACCCCCAGGTGGAAGCGGTGGCACGGCCCCTGCTGCTCCCGGGCGGCAGGGGCTTACTCCTTGTCCGGCTGCCACACGTCGGGGCCCCCACCCCGCCACTCGATCAGACCAGACCGCTCGACGTACGCCTCGTCGGCTTCCTCGATTCCAGCCCGGCGCAGGAACTCGGCGACATCCCGCAGCCCGTACGCCCGGCCGAGGATCCTCCCGTCCGCGCGCACCCGGCGGCCGCCCCCCTCGTCAGGCGGGTAGATCACGACGGGCATCACGGAAGCCATGCCCCCAGCGTGCGTGCAGGCACGGGCGGCCGCACCGCGGCGTGGGTCAGTCGAGGACGCCCAGCGCAGTGTCCGGCCGGCAGTGCGGGCATGCCGCCACGCCCGCCGTCAGAGCGTGCAGAGCAGTCGACCGATCGACGCCCTTCGACCGCTGACCCGCGTTCCAGCAGCCCCCGGCGTGGACGTAGACGGCGTCCCGCCCAGACAGGCCGCGCTCGATCAGCCAGTCCGGAGCCGGGGGTCGCGCCTCGATGCCGCGCTGCCGCTCGGCTTCCCGCCGCTCGGCGTCCCTGATCTGCTGCCGGACCCGGTCCAGGGTGAGGGCGAGCCAGGTCTCCAGGGTGCGGAGGCGCGGCAGGTCCGGAGGCAAGTCGTTCATGTGTTCGATTTTAGGAGGTAGGCTCCCCACCGGCACCACGAGGGGCGAGCAGACAGGAGAAGTCATGGTCATCGACCTGGAGCGGCTCACCTTCCTCGGCGTCGGCTACGCCTGCCTGGACCCGGCGCCGGGGCGGGCGGCCCGTGCCGACTCGGGGCCCCGCATCGACATCCACTCGCCCGTCCGGCGGGACTGCTGCTCCTGCCGGGCACTGGCCGTCGCGACTCGCATCGTCGACATACCCCGGCCTCGGCCGACAATGGCACGATCAGTGCCGGGACCGCATGATCGCCGGGAGCCAGCTGAACTGGGAACCGATGGAGGGCCGTTACCGGGTCTCACTGACGCTCGGCGGCATGCCGGTCCTGCAAGGGTGGTGGGCTGACCGGGCGACCGCGGACCGCAAGTTCACGACGTGGATCGGCCAGTACGGCAGCCGGGCAGGCGCCCGCGTCACCCTTACTGATGAGGAAACCGGAGACCTGCTGACGAGCTGGCCGGACGAGGCATAGCGGTCTGCCATGCTGGCGGCGACGGAGGAGGTCACCGTGAGCCGCTGGGGCGAGCTGGTCCCGCATCGGGAGGATGACGAGAGCTGCCTGTGCGGCTGCCTCGACGACATCGTGGGCACGCTGGAAGACGCACCTCCGGTGGATGAGTTCCAGATCTCCACGCTCCGGCCAGCCGCCGGCGGCGATGCCGGCGAGCCCGCAGGTGGCGCGGCGTGAGTCTCGTGGGCTGAGGAGTCGGCTGCACTACAACGGCCCTTGCCCGTAAGGGCAAGGGCCGTTGAGCGGGTCCCGGGCCACGGCTCCGAGGTACCGTTCTGAGTGTCGAGTTCAGAACGGAGACCAGTATGCCCCCGTCCACTGAAGAACACACAGGCGCACGCATCAAGCACGCGCGCAAAATCCGCCGGCTGACTCAGCACGAACTGGCTGAACTGTCGCATGTCTCGTACAGCACCCTCACCAAGGTGGAGCAGGGCGTCATGCCGGCGAGCCCCTCGGTGATAGGGGCCCTCGCACGCGCCCTGTCGGTGCAGGTCGCCGAACTCAACGGCCAGCCCTACCTGGAGGAGCTGCGTGCCGACCAGCTCGACGGCCTGATCAACCCGATCCGCGAGGCGCTGAATGTCTACGACCTGGGGCCTGACCCGGATGTTGCGCCGCGTTCCGTGGGCGAGCTGGAGGACGACGCGGACACGATGTGCGCCATGGTCCGCGCCACGAAGATCAAGCAGGTGGCGGCCGAGCTGCCGAGTCTGATCCATGAGGCGACGACAGCAGCTCACGTCGACCCCATCGACCGCAACTGGCAGTTGCTCGCGAACGTGTACCGGACCGCCTACGACGTGACCACGAAGCTGGGCTTCCCCGACCTGTGCACGGTAGCGCTCGATCGGATGGACTGGGCTGCACAGCGGGCGTCCGACCCGGTTCTCGGCGGGATGCGGCAGTACCTGCGCGCGCTGGCCTACCTGCGAGCCAGCGACTACAAGACCGGCAAGCGCCTGGTCGCCCTGGGCGTTGCCACCCTGCAACAGGCGGAGCCTGGCCGAGTTCTTGACGTCGTCACCGGGCAGCTGCACCTCGGCGCGGCTGTGCTCGCGGGGCGCGACAAGGACAAGGCCACGGCGGAAGGACACCTCAGCGAGGCGGCCCGGATCGCGAAGCGGACGGGCCCGGCAGAGAAGGTCCACTGGCTGTCGTTCGGGCCGACCAACGTCGGTGTCCACCGGGTGAGCGTGCTCGCGGAACTCGACCTGTACCCCGAGGCCGTCCACCAGGCAGGCGAGATCACCATCCCGGACGGCTGGCCGCCGTCCCGGCTCGCACACCATCACGCCGAGGTGGCCCGGGCGCAGATGTGGACGGGCCAGACGGAAGCGGCTTTCAAGAGCCTGCTGACGGCGCGCAAGCTGGCCCCCCAGCAGACGAAGTATCACCCGACGGTGCGGGAGACCTACACAGGCCTGGAGGCTGCGAAGCGGCGAATGCCGGACACCTTCACAAACTTTGGTGCGTGGCTCGGCATGTGACACAGAGTCAAGCAATGGCCGGAGCTATCAGTGAGGTCTGATAGTTCCGGCCTTTGCGTGTCGGCACTCTGAGATGGCAGACGAAACCCCGGCGGCCTGGCAGGGCCCCGGGGCGTGGTCAACGCTACCGAGGAGCGTCAACATGACGAACAGTACAACCCGGGCCCCAGCTGTGGCAGCGCCACCTCTGGCCGATCCGCCGGATATCGCCACCATGCGGGAGACGGCGAGAATCCTGCTGGATCCCGACGCCATCGCCCTGGCCCCGGCCGGCCCCGAGTTGGCCACGCTGACGCGGACTGTGCGCGGGCACCTGGAGCTGCTCATCCCGATGGTGGAGCGGGCGGCCGGGAGCCTGGAGCGGGAGAGCGCCCGCCGGTATTGCGCGCTCGCCTGTCTCGGCGAGGCACGCGGGAAGTTGCGGGCTGAGCCCAGCAGAGCGTCCGACGGTGCCTTGCTGCACGCCCGGAAGCTGGCCCGCGTCCTGAACGCCCTGTGCGACCACTACGAGAAGAGCGGTGGCGAGCGCCCGTGACCGCCGCGACCGACACGGGCGTGCTCTCCGCGGAGTGCACTCTGGCGAGCAAGCCCGGCTACGAGGACGTGCACGCGTGGTGCCGCCAGACCAAGGACGTCCCGCTTCCGCACTCCACCGGCATCCTGCTCGTGCGCCGCTGCCGCTGCTCCTGCCACCGCGCCGCGGGCTGCTCGTGAAGGCGGTCACCGGCCTGCTCGTGTACGTGGCGGCTGTGACTGCCCCGGTCCTCGCCCTGGTGCTGGCGCGGACCCCTTCCTGACGCACCCCCACGGCGGCCGTCTCGGGTCAGGGCCGCACCCCAAGCCCCGCCGCGTCGAGGTCCGGAAGCCTCCCGCGGCGGGAACACCCGCCCCGTCGCAGTCTCCGGAAGGCTCGGCGGGGCGGGCCCACGAGGAGAGACCGATGGAACCCACTGACGACCGAACGCTGCCGCCCCCGGCGCCCTTCATGTTCGGGTGCGACGAGTGCGTGCGGCTGCTACGCGCGTTCGGCGAGATGGTCGCCGCCGACGCCGGCTGCTTCTATGAGCAGCTGGCCGTCGCCGCACACGTCGCCGAAGACCACCCCGACGAGGTGCCGCCGCCGCACACCGACAACTGTGACCTGTGCCCCACCTACGCCGCGCGCGCTGACGGCGACCCAGGCGGCCTGTGGGCCCAGCACCGCGCCCGATACCTCTTCCTGCCGGAAGCCGTCGCCCGGCTCCTGTAG